CGTGCAGAGCTGCTGTGTGATATTGACATCATAATAAGGTGCGGCGGCGGTAGCACCTGCCGCAAGAGTGGCTACGATTATAGCCGGAATAGTACGTTTGTTCATAATCTTTTTTCTGTTTTATTATAGCGACGATGCTTGCCGCCGCTGGGTTTGTTACTCTGTTTAATGTTTCACCTGGTAGTCTTGTGTCTGCCCTACGGGGAGGTTCTTGTCGAGAAGGTCGGCAAGTTCGGCGAGGTCTTCTTCCTCAAACGTCACCATGCCTTCGAGCACCGACATCGACCCGTTGCCTCGCATCTTCTCCACAATATCATGCGCCATCTGCGGTATGCTCTCTTCGGGTATCTGACCGAAATATCGAGCAAGCATCGGCGTGATGAGCGAGTTGACGATGGGCTGAATGAGTGGTTCGATGTCTTTCTGTAAGGCATAGTTGCCGCTAACGATGCCTAACGAGCCAATGGTGGCTTGTAACGACTGAAGCATAGGCAGGCGCATAAGGTTGCCCGCAGCAATCTGCGAAATGGCGGGTCGTGCCCACTCGGACACGACCGCCGCCAAGATTTGTGAGTTCTTGTATTCCATATTTATATTTAACTGGATTACCTCGTTCACTTACTGATTGCATCCGCAACCGCAACCGCAGCCGGTCTGGCATACGTTCGAAGAAGGAATGAACAGTTTGGTTACACTCGACAAAGATGCTACCTGCGACTTGAGCACGTCGATGCTGGCGTTGGCTGCCGCATTGTATGCCATCTGCTGTGCGTTGACAGCCTGCTGTGCATCCTTGTTTGCGTCTACCTTGTCTTCCACGCGGCGCAGCTTCGTGTCGAGATACTGCGTCACCTCCACAAGTTTCTTGTCGGTGTAGTTCTCGCTCTTCTGAATGGCGAGTTCGGTCTTCAGAGTGCTGTTCTCCTGAATAAGGTTAGTCTCACTCTTAGTTACGAAACGCGCGTCGGGGTCGGCAGGGTTGGCGGTCATGCCGTTGTTTCTTCCGATGCCCAAAAGCGAGGCGCTACCTCCCAGCAGACTCGTTGCCAAGCCTGCGATGCCGAGACCCAGGGCTGTGTTGCCAAGTCCCTTGCTGGCAACATCATAGTTGCCATCATTAGTTTTAATCTGCATAGTGTTTGTGTTTTGGTTGTTTCGTTCATTATTGAACTTGATGCAAAGGTAGAGTAGAAAGCAGAGAACGTGAAGTGTTTCTCATTAAGAGTTTTTGCTGTGAAATAAGGTATAATTTCGGCTAATGACAGCATAAAAAAGCCCCACGCAGCTAACGTGAGGCTTGGCTTTTTATAAGAGATTCTAATGTATGTCGAGGTGGAGGCACGAACTGCCCTCGCGAATCTTCCGCTACAGCAATGTATGGCACAACCTCGTCTCTGATTATATCCAGAAAGAGTTGGGCGGCTCGCTTCTGGGGCACATCTTGCATCCAATGTGCGTTACTCATCAACTGCTGCTCAAGTCCGACAATGGGGCGTGCTACAAGGGTGGGGTGGTTACGCAAATAGAGTTTGGGCATAAATGTCACGTACTTGGTCTCTTCAACCGAGGCAAGAGCTTCGTCGGGACTACTGATAATACATTTGATATTGAGCTTATGCAAATCGCGCTGAATGTACTGCTGGCAGGTCTCAAATGCACGCTCGCCAACGTCGGGCATGATGATGGGATGCTTCTGAAGGTCTTCGTACGAGACTTTCGGGAGAGCGGCAAGGGGATGGGTGTCACGCATGATGGCGTAGACGTTGAAGGGTATGCAAGGTCTCGACTCTATCCCTTCGTGACTATAAGCCATATTCATAGTGAATGCAAGGTCTAACATGTGTGCCCTTAACGATTGGTTGAGAAGGTGCGCTTTGGTAAAGTCGGCGTTGATGCGCACATTAGGGTATCGATCCATGAATATCAAAGCCGCCATACGAATATACGGCGCAATAAACGAGCCGACACCGATACGCAATTCGCCCGTCATACAGTTGTTGAGGGCGTTGATTTGTTCTTTGCAGTCCTCGGTCTGCCTCAGTATTTCTTTGGCGCGAGGCAGCAGCGTCGTACCGCTTTCCGTGAGCATAATATCGTGAGAGGTTCGAATAAGCAGCTTGCAACCTAATTCGTCCTCCAGGGCACGTATATGCTGACTTACCGCCGACTGGGTTACACAGCAGCGTGTTGCAGCCGTGCTAAACGACTTCGTTTCGGCAACGAATACAAATGAACGTAAATGTCTTAGTTCCATAAATCCTATAATTTTTAGTTATTCGATGTTTGTAACAATGCAAACAAAAAAGAGTTTCTAATTGCAAATTTAAGCATATTTGTTCTATTTTGTTTCCATCTGGTATTAAAAACACTAATTATAAGATAAACACATAAGAACACTAATGTTTATAGAATAAAAAAAACCCCCGTATCTTTCCTTTTATATAAAGGATTGATACGGAGATTATCGTATGACAAGAGTAGTATATCTTGTATGAGCGATTACTTCTTACTCTTATTTGCCGAAGTTTCATCTTCTCCATCGTTTACGCTGAAGAAAGAAGAATCGGCGTCATCAAGAGCCTGTGTAGCGATATTGCTTTCGCTCTGAGTTTCAATATCGCTTACGCGTTTTTTGACGCAAGAAGCGAGTCCCAGCCACCGGTCTCAGGCTCTGTAATCTCGTAGCGTCCGTATGTACAGGGTTGCAGAGAGCCGGACAGTTCCACCTGACGGTCGTCGTCGGGCTTCTTGCCCGTGTCGCCCTTAATGCCACCCGAAGCATACTCAAACTTGTGCTGAGAGTCGTACACGATGATGCTCTTCGCGCCATCCTGAATGATATAACCAAGGTCGAGGTTGTTCATGGCGCGAGCTACTACTGCCGATTCTGCGTCTACGCTCTCAAGCACGTAGTCAAGCTGCTGCTTGAAACCTTTTCTGCGGCCAAGGCTCTCGAAAGTGTGTCCCTGACAACTTTCCTTGCACTCGAATTTATAGAGACCCTTGCCTGTGTTGAACGATTCAGAGGTCAGGGCAGGGTAGATGTTCTTTTCTGCCTTCAACGGAGCCTTAAGGTCAGCCTTGTTGAAAGCATAGACATTGATACCAAGACCACCAAAATTCTCCAAGCACTCATTAGCTGCGAGGATGTCCTTGAGTTCAGGACATGTTGCTTGTACTGCCATATTCTTATAAGTTTTTGTGTTGTTGTGTTGTGTTATCTAAAAGAATGGCGACGGTACGCTATATTCCGTCAGGTCAAGCGACCGCCGCCGGGATTTATAGAGACATTAGAAAACCGCCTCGTGGGATTAGCTGCCTTTCTTGAAGAAGGCAGTCAAACCCATGTTCATGCCAGTGGCTGTGAGCTGGATCTTCTTGTCCTTCTTGCCGTTGCTCCAACTATCAAACTTATAGTTGGTGCCGTCGGTTGCCTCAAGAGTAAGAATCTGGTTAGGTGTGGTGTCGAGAGGCTTGGTGTAAGCAGATCCGTTCACCTTAACAGTACCGTCTGGCTTCTGGCCGTCGGTGCCTGCGAGTGTGACAACGAGCTTAGTGTTGTCGTAGTCGCCTGCCACATACTCAGGAGCAACGAGCGAACCGTCGCTGACGCATAGGGCGCTACGCAAGAAAGATCTCGTACCGCAGCCCTGAATACTTTGAATCTGGAAAGACAGGTCTCTGTGGTCTCGGTCAGAACCGAGGCGAACACTTACATACTGCTGGTTACTCAAGGTGTCAACGCCATAAACAAAGTTCTTGTCGATGGTAGCGTACATACGATCGCCCTCGCCGAAGCCGGAGATAGGACAGATAGTAACCTTTGAGAGTCCAGGCAACTTGAAGTTGTCACCCTGATTGTAGTCTACCCGGAAGTTGCCGTGGAACTTGTTGGCATAACCGGCAGCGATGTTCATAGCTGTGGTCTCGTTCATGTAGACACGTGTAGGAACCTTGCGCAGACGCTCATCCCACTTCATGTGCCAAGCCAAGAAGTTGTCGTAAGGCGAAGAGTCGTCGTTGTTAGCTGGAGCGGAGATAGCCTCACAAGGAACGAGGTTGCCGTTAGCCTCTGAAATAAGGCCATCCTCGATGTCGTGCTTGATGCAGGTGTGGAAACCGTCGTAGAGCGCCATTGCCTGATCATGAGCAGGAACACCGTCGTCGCCATTGTCGAGCGAGATGTCGCCAAACCAAAGGTTAGCTGCGAGGTTGTCGGCGTAGTCCTTTAGGATTGCCTCTACAGCCTGTGAGGAGAGAGGGAACTGACCCTGAGCGTCTGTTCCGAATACTGTTTCACAGAAGTCGTCGATATTGCCGGGAAACTTATCCCAAGAGAGCTTGGCAACAAGGGTGCGCTCTTTCAGGAAGCCAGCCTCACTGTTGATCTCGCGATGAACGTCCTTACGACGTGTGGTGCCACCCTTGCGAATGAACAAGTGGAAAGTACGCTTGAACTGAACACCAGTGACGATGTCAATGCCAAGGCGGTCCATCTCTTCTGCATCCGAATAGCCAGGACCCATTACAATTTCCTTAGAAACCTCCTCGGCTACGTGCTGAAGCGCGTCAAGGCCGATAAAATCTTTAGGTAAATTTGCCATAATTGTTGTGTTTTGTGTCTTTGTTAATGTTTTTGTTGTTTGTGTTGGTTGAGAGTTTTTACTTCTCTTCCTCGCCATGCAGGAAGCGCTGGAAAGCAGCCTTTCGCTCAACGTTGGTCTTGTACTTGCTACCATCAAAGGTACGCAAGGATTTGACCTTTACTCCCTCGCCATTGTTCTCAGGAGCCTCGCCGCTGTTCAGCTCTTCGCCAGCCTCATTGGTGAGGGCAGCAAGCTGAGCCTGCTTGTCGGCAATGGTCTGCTCGGCTGTGGCGAGTGCGTCCTTAGCGCCCTGAAATTCGATTTCGGCCTTCTCCTTTGCCTCGGTGAGAGCTTTCAACTCGTCGTCCTTCTTAGCAATGGCTTCAGTGTGCTGCGCGTTAAGGTCGTTTAGTTCTTTACTGTGAGCCTCCTTAGCCTGGGCAAGTGCGTTCTCCGCGACTGCCTTTGCTTCGTTGGCTGCGTTTACCTGGGCGGAGAGTTCATCGAACTTGCCCTGCAATTCCGCGAGAGCGTTCTCCGCTGTAGTGACTTTCTGCTCTGCATCAGTCACCTTCTGCTCAGCTTCCTTCATGTGGGCTTCGAGAGAGTCAAGAAGCGAGGCGTTCATGTACGCGCCCTCTTCCGTAACGGCTATCTCGCCAGCCTGCAGTCCGCAAGCAGAGCAAATCAATGGGTAATTCTCCATGTTTATACTTGTGTTTGTGTTGGTTGCTTCCTCCGGCTTCTCTGATTCTGGCTCATTCTCCGGCTCATCTTGTGGCTCAATCGTCTGCTCACGATTGATAAGTTCAGCTCTGCCATCATAAAGTTCAAAGGCATGTTGCACCACTCCCATGAATGATGACTGACCGTCCATCAGCACGCCCTTCACATCCTCGGCATTAAACACCTTGCCATGCAGATGCTCGTCAGAAGCATTGGGGCAAGCCTTCTTTACGTCGGCACGGAACTCAACGCCAAGATCGGCAAGTTCCTTGATAAGTTCCTTGTCATCATCCTTATTAGCGATGTCGCGGTAAGCCTTGTTCTTGTCAAATGACTTAGGATCGTAGATTTCGTGATAGGTCTCATCGCTATACTTGGCTTTTGCGCCATCCGGCAAAGTATAGAACGCTGCCATTACACCGATACAACCAATCTGGTCTTTCGGGTTCATGTAATAGCGCTCGTCGCAAAGCGAAGCGAGGTACATTCCAGCCGAAGCGCAAAGACCATCAACCAAGGCTATAACTTTCTGACCCTTTGAGTGGGCATAGTCAATGGCAAGAGCATAATCGTTCTTTGCCCAAGCAGAACCGCCAGGAGTGTTGATGATGAAAACGTGACCGCGACAAAGAGGATGATCGGTTGCTCGCATCATCATGTCGCGATGGTCTATAGAACCATACGAACAATAGCCGCCGTTGCGAGTGATAGGGCCGTCAACAGTAAGAACCGAAACGAAAGGAAACGTCTGCGCATACTCGTCATCAGCAGGGAGGTCCAGACACCAGTTGCCTCTCACCTGCTTACCATCCTCTGAAATCTGATATTCCTCTGGATAGTAGGTCTTGCCCTCGGCATCATTTGCTGTGACATATCCGCAGTTCTTCTCCGGCTTGATGAAGACCGCATGAGTGTTTAGATTGTGCTCAAGCGACTTGCGAATACCATGCACGAAGTCGGGACTAACCATCCACTTCTTTTCGGTAAGTATTTCAAATAAGCCTTTCATTAGTAAAATCTGTGTTTTGTGTTGTGTTATCCTGAATACAACCTTTTTACCTGGTTGCTAAAAGTTGCGGAGGATGGACTCGAACCATCGACCTCTTGGTTATGAGCCAAGTGAGCTGCCAGCTGCTACAACTCCGCTGTGTTATTATACGTATGCAAAATTAAAGACCGAAGTTTTTAGTGTAAGGACAAAAAAGCCGCCATTCTCACGAACAGCGGCTCTAACGTAATACTATAAGGTATAAAAAATGAACCATTCTCTTGTTATTCTCGAAGTGTGATAGGTATTGGCTCCGAAAGGGCTTGCGTAGTGGCGGTGAAGGTTCGCGCCAACTCCATCTGGCTGTTGGTCAGGGTGCCGCCCATAACAAAGGTGTGAGGCAAAGAGTAGCACAACTGCAGTGAGCCTTCTTCCTTTCGTAATACAACATAATAGTCTTTTCCGCGCATACTTCGGTAGGCTTCACGCACATTTTCGCCTCCATCTACCACATTTGCACTAATATCATAGGTGTATATGGTACCATTACCTTGCTTGGAAGGCTTCACCTTTACACTGAGATTCTCAACAACAACGAAGTCCTCGCCACTCGTAGCCAGTCGCAAGGTTGGCTCGTCGGGCAATTTGCAATCGTTAATATATAAAACTTGCGCCATGCTGAATGGTATGGGGAAAACGCAAGAGTCCTTTGGGTAAAACATCACATCAGTGATGCCGTCAAGGAATAATTCTCTACATTTGTTGGTAGTCCGCATTTTTGTACACTTAAAATGGTTGTTTTTTAACTTGTTTTAAACTTAAAATTAACTCTTGTTTACATAACTTTAATCGTCAAACAATACATCATCAACGAAGTAAACCTTCTCACTGTCGTCTATATACTGCATATCAGCACACGAGTAAGCTTTAAAATTGCTATGGTCTGAGGTCAGCCATCGGTTGATGATACGACGCAGGGTGTCTTTTTCGTTCTCGTTCTGATCTATACCGTAGCGCATCAAGAAACGCTCAAGCATGGCAGTCTGGCGACGGCAAATGATACGCTTGTTGGATGTGCAATAATCGAATGTAGCTAAAGCCCATTCCACAACGCTACGCTTAAAATCATCATTTAGTATGATAAGCAACTGACGGATGCCGCGTGTGCTCAAATTCCATGCCGGCGTAACCTGGCGAACCACGTCAACCACCTCTACCTCCGAAGGCAACTTTATGCACAGATAGTCTTCATTGTCACTCTTAGCGTAATCTTGCCTTCCACTAAGCCGCTGAACCTCGCCAAAAGACAAGTATTCATGCGGATCGCGCTTTGTAACAACTTCGCCACCATTGGGATGCTTGCCCTGCATCATGTTGCGCCACTGCTGGTGTGAGAAACATTGCGGATTCACTTTCTGCGTAACAGCAGGAATATTGGTTATATGCTTGCGCAAGACAAAGTGGTGAGGCATATACGGGCTGAACACCAACGGCTCGTCTTTTGCAAGTACGTGCTTCGGGTCGCGGTTGCGAAAGAACTGGCAGCGACTGGAGGGTAGACGAAGGTAGATATTAGGCATGGCTTATTACTTTTGTTTAGGTCGCTTATAGCGGCTCATTATTAAATCAGTGGCGTTGAAACAATTGCACAGAGCGTCGTTGGTTACGTTGTTCGACTTCATTTTGCCGGAGACTTTCTCAAATATCTCCATTTCGTTGCGATTGAGATTCTGGCTGAGTTTCGCAATGTCAATATAGCAGCCTCCCGACTCGGTATGAGCAATAAAACTCAAGTCGAACTTAGCATGACAACCAAAGAACTGGTTAAGGCCTTCAATGAGGTCTGCTTCAGTATAGGTCTTTTCAGCAGGGTGTATCTTGCGATACTTTGCGGTGTATGTCTTCAGTCGTTTCTCTATATACTCATTTATGGAATCAGAGTAATCAAAATAGAGCTTAGCTTCTGGTGAGTCGGCATCACCACGGCGAGCCGACTTGAAGAATCCTCGCAATTGGGTAAGAACCTTCAATACGGCGTCAAACTGATTGAACTCAATGCTGCCGTCGAACACCTCACGCATATCAGCTTTCACATCGGTAACGATGCTTTCGAGCATATCGGCGAGAAACGTGACCTTATCGAGATTGGCAGACATGCGGTTGACACATTCACGCATACCGTCTTTCTTGTAGTCAACATAATACTTCAGCAAAGTGCTGAACGAAAGAAAATCATAGCCGACATCAGAGTGCAGGTTGGTCTGAACGATGGAAGCATACATAATATCCGCCAACTTCCGATCATGTTGCTGAATGGTCCTCACGAGGTTTATCATCTCGCTTGAACCAGGACGCAACCGTTCTGCAGACTTCACAAGACGGTTGCGCTTCTCAACAGCTTCACTATAGTCGGGGTTATGAAAGAGAACATCCAATGTTTCGGCATACTTACCCGAAGGTACATCTTTGAAATCGAAAGAGTAGATTGTGGGCTGATTGCGCACAAGCTGCTCTCTTGCTTTGATAGGGTTGGATTTAGCCATAATTTATGCTATTTATCATAAGGTTGGTTATTGACATAAACAAACACGTAAAGCCTAACGCTCGTCACCATCACCGGCAATGACATTTCGCTGCTTGCGAGAGGCCAGTTTAGCGAGGTTTTCTTCTGCCACTTCTTCGAGCGTAACACCCATCACCTTAGCAAGCCCCGCAGTCTGCCAAAGTATGTCACCAATTTCTGAGAGCATAAGGTGTCGTTCTTCATCAGAAATATTCCACATCTGTGTATGCAGAATTTTGCCTTCCTCGTCGCGCTGCATTGTAGTGATATGCAGCTTGCCCTTGCGCATGTGCTTACCAGCCTTGCTTGCGAACTCACCAACCTCACCTACGAGATTGGCAAGCATATAGAAAAGATTGTCACTTTCAGGCATACAAGTGCTCATAGCCTTGTCCTGATAGTCGTTTAATGTTAAATTTGGCATAATATTATATCTTTGTTTAAATATCAAAGTCAGGTAAATACACACGCATACGCTCCAGTATCTTATTGCGTATCAGTTCTGCCACCAGATGCGCATTAGGATGTGGCTTGCCGGTTTTGCCATGATAGCGAAGGTCTATAATCTCTTTCCACTCGGCGATGGTGTATGTATACGCCACCACCGTGTAGGTATCAAGAGGCAGAACACCACGTGCATCTTCCGGCTTTAAACCCAACTTTAGAAGTCGGTTATATCCCCACTCACAAACTCGGCATACAAAACTATATACCATGCGCTGCAGACGTGTGCCGTTAAGATACCAATATGGACGCGCTATCTGTACGCCACCTTTCTTTTCAAGGTTACAATAGCGCGTGCTCTGCTCAGCAATGCTGTTGGGAGACTTGCGATTCAGCTCACGCGACGTGCTTATCTGCGTAGTGACGGCAAATGTCATACGTAGAATGGCAAAAGCCGACTCGCACTTATACTTCAACGCCTTCTCAATGAACTCTTCTTCGGTTACGGAGTATTGTTTCAACGACTCAAACATATCGCCGTTCTCAAGCAAGACCTGCAGATTAGCACTAATCCAAACCTTGTGGTCCTTCGTGGCATAGTCAATATAGGGAGAAGCGTTTAGGTATGCCCAGACGTAGTTTGGAAATCCTTTCTCGTTGGGCATAAAGAAGTATCTTGTGCCATGTCGGTACATCGAACGGTGTCCGCTTTCCCAGAAGCCCTTGCAGCGTTCCTCGTCGCGCTTCTGAATGAAGGCTTCCGCTTCCTCTGCCGACATATTCTCGTCGGGCTGCTTACCCTTTGACTTGTAACACACCCTGCCTACTCGTGCGATGTGCTGCGACAGATTCTGCTGCTGCCACCATTCCACTGAACTGCTTATCAATTTCATTGCTTACGAATCTTAATTTGTTATTTAAAAAATAGTGCATTCTCATTGCCACAATCGTTTTTATTGAATCATGTATCTTACGCGCAACACTTCGTCACGCAGATCACCAGGCGAATCGTTGTTGAAGATCACAGCATCGTAGAACGACAAAGGTAGACGTTTGCGCCGCTTGTCACGTGCCATGCGTTCGGGGGTAACACCTCGGCGAAGCCGGATGCGTTCCTTTGCCGACACGCAAATCTTGAACAGTTCTATATCAGGAAACTTCTCGCAAAGCGACTTCAGTCCATCTTCGTCGATAACATAAATAGCCTTGTCGCCCACCTGCTCTACGGTGGTCCAATATTCATAACCGCCATATTGCGTATAAGCCAGCATATTGTCATGCGGCACATCGCACTTCTCAACAAATTGATGCTCCACGCCGTCAATCTCGCCTTCACGCTTCGGGCGTGTAGTATAAGAACATATCACTTTATAGCCGCCCAAGTCGGACAGCATCCGAGCAACGGTGTCTTTTCCTGCACCACTCGGGCCAGTAATGGTTATCAGTTTCATATTCTTTTTATTTAGATTTTACATTACAAAATCGAATATTTCACAAATACGCAGCAAAGAGAATTATCCATAAATCTCTCGCATATCTTCCCGCGAAAGTGTCACATTGTTAGCTTTGCAAAGTTTGAAAAAAGTGTTCGCGGTTACAGGATTATCTCCTTTATAGCTACCAAACGAGCGCCAAGGCGAAACGAAGTCCGATTCTCGGTGTCCGTGGTTTACATCGAGCGGGCGAAATCGAGAAACACGCTTCCACATATCGTAGCCTTCAACAGAATCAATGCAGTAAAGCGACATTCCGCATTTGAGCCAAACAATATAGTCGCCATGCCCTCCACAGATATTCACTCCTCTCTCCTCTATTTTACGGACAAGCACGCGCGCCTTGCGCAGCACAATGTCAGGTGTGTCATTCTTCCATCCTCCAGATTGTCTCGGTTGGCATTCTAAAGAAGAACCTCCATATTGCTTTTGATTGTCAAACACTCGCTTCGGTAATGGTGATATGGCAACCAAATCATCAACGCCCTTGTATGGCACCACGCGTTCATTTATATATATATGCTCAGGATCATCCCATGAAGCAAAACGCACGCGGCCGATATTGCTACATGCTTTGTCAAGACTGATGCCGATGGCGGCATACTCCTGCAGTAATGCTCTAAACTGCTGCTTGTGGCGGTCGGGGTATGCCAAGCGTACCAAACCAAAATAGCCGCTACCCGAACATGAACGCATAAGCAGTCCCACTTCTGGGCGATGACGCAATACCATGAGGATGTTTTCAAAATTGCTCAAGCGGCAGTTGTCTGCCAAGTCAATGTCGATGGCGAGCCAACCAGTATGCTGCTTGAGATGGCTTTCGCGCCGACTAACCATGACACGCTGCCCTGGATGGGTAAGACTGTCATCTTCGTAGAGAGCAAACAGGCCGCTAAGTGTAGCACCGGGCAGCATCTTCTTCGTTTCGATGTACTCCGGCATCTTCTTCGCCTTACTGCCCAGTTCTTGACGCATCGCACGCAGTCGCTGCACATACGGCTTCCATCTATCCGTTAGACAGAACTCACGGATAGTCATCTGCTGGATGCACTCGCCCGTCTCACGGTCAACGAAACGCCCCTCGGCATCGGTTGACTCTTTATATACTGAGCAAATCTCGTCAAACATATTTTATGCGATTAATAACCGTTGCAAATTTAATAATTATAATTGGTTTCACCAACTCTTACTATTGTTATTAACTTTTATTTAATATGTATTCAACACTGTCTATTGTTTATACATCACAAAACAAAAGTTCGATTCTGAACTTTTAAGCCTTCAAAAGTCCAGTTTTTAGTTTTCAAGTCCATTTTTCAAAGAAATGCAGAAAAATGAAAAGTCCATAATTTTGAAAAACACCTCCGCTGTCCACCCAAAATCCACCTCGTGACCACCCAATGAATTTTTCAAAAAGCGATTTAACTTTCTGATTTTCCGCTACTTATCTATTAAAAGTTTAAAAATAGGGGATTTTTTATATATCTATACGAGCGCAAAGAACAAAAAAATATATAAAAATAGTAGAAATATGGCTTTTTATAGCGTTTTCCAGCGCTTATTTGCCTTTCCCCATCTCCTATAATTTATTAAATGTCAGCTATTTACGCCATAGGCGTTAATGCTACTAACTATATTGTTAAGGTTGGGGAGTTTTGAAAATGGGAGAGAAAGAAAATTGGCAAAATTTATATATAGTAGTAGCGTTATTGAGTAGATTCTTGGACTTTTAACGAGTAGATTATATGCAATGTCCATGATTATTAAGGAGTTATAAGAGTATATAGTTTTGGACTTTTGGGGCAGAAGTTTTATTCTTGAATAAGTGAGAAAACGGAAGAAATGCGAGTGAAGCGCAAACGAAAAGGTCGCCTCGCCTGGCGGCGCGACGACCTGATAAATGCTTCGCTAATTGCGAAAAATAGCGCAAGACAAATGCTTTGCCGATTGCGGAAGGCTACTTGTTCTTCATAAACTGATTAGCTTTTGTCATGCTGTCGTAGAGCTTGCCACGGCCATACATATCAATCTTCGCCTCGATAGGTTGCTCTAAGCGTTGCAGGAGCGTGTTTACGGCTTGCAGGAGGGCGATGTTGGTAGTGGCTTGGTTAGACACCATTTCGTCGCTTACGGAAGATTCTGCGGCGATTGTTGGGCTTGTCTCGAAGATATTGCCAGCGTCGTAAGCACGGCGACCGGAATAGTTGCGGTCGTAGTTGACAAGAGCCTTCAGAAGTTGTGGATTGTTCATCATCATGGCTTGTGTGGTCTCGCGTCCGATTACAAGTTCTGGACCTTTCTCGGCCACCAGCGACGGATGTCCGTTGATAGAGGTCGCCGTAGGCCGTGTAAGGAGTGATACGCCATTGTGCGGCTTGCTGTCCTCTGCCGCCCAGTAAAGACTACCATCGTTACCGACAAACGGACGGAGATCTTGTACGTTGCCGGAGTCATAGGTAAGCATACCAGATACAACCTTAGTATTAGGACCCTTGGTTGAGTTTTTCTTCTTCCCTCCACCAAGAGCTGAATTTAAAGCCCACTGAAGAAGTCCCATAAGGGTAGACATAACTACGGCAGCGGCAATCGGACCAGCAATCGGACCTAAAAATTCAAAGCACTTTGCCATTGCACCAGCAATAGAGAACGTAACCTCGCCTTGGGTGCGATTCGCATCCGACTTTAGAGTTTCGTCATTGTTCTTCTGCTTGGCAGTGAGATTTGCGTTAAGGCCCGCCTCGGTAGCGTTCGTGATTGTCTGCTGTGCTACAACAGTACCTTTGCTTTGCTCTTTATTACCTTGTTCCGTCGTAGAAGTTATGTTCTTGACTCCCTTACCGGTAGCCTTTTCACGATCAGAGAGACCTTTTTTCGTTTCCTTGGTAAGGTCTTTTTGATGTTTCTTCTCCTTCTTGAGCTGCTTCTCCCTCTCTTTCTCACTCTTTGAAGTTTTTTTAATCTGAGCGTTAAGAAGAGCATCCGCACCACTCATAGCAATGCCAGTAGCAGCGTCGCCAAAACTACTGCTACCTGTAACTGCACCGGCTACAGAAGAACCTGTCTGCCCAGCCATCGACGTGCCCACCTGACCACCAAGACTCTTAACTTCCTTGTTGTAGTCGTCAATAGTTCCGTCCGGATGACGCTTTTTCCATGCGGATGGAGGTTCGTTAGATTGGGGAACGCTGCAATTCGGATTAGGCAAAGGCGTACCATCCTCTTTTGTATAAACAGCATCGCCAGATTTGTTTTCGTAATGGTCGCCCGCCCAGCGCACCCATAAAGGATTTGACTCCGTACCAAAGTTACGCCAATCAATGCCGTTTAGATCGGTATAATTCGCTTTTGCATTGGCACGCGCTGCGTCGATGTCGGGCTGTGCTTTCTTCTTACCTCGCTTGGCACCTGCATCGTTGATTGCTTTCCACATCTGCGTGTTGACATCATTGAGAGCCATCTTCGCCCAGGATTCAAGCATGGACTTGAGGGCAGACTTTATAGCGTCATTTGCACTCTCGGCATCATAGCGCATTTCGGCAAGAGCCTGTCCTACGGCTGCGCCGAAGTCCTCGATAGGCTGCACGAGTTCCTTCATCTGCGAGAGGCGCGACTTCATGGCTGTTGCCATCTGATTGGCATAGGCAAGTTCCGCCTCCTGGCGAGCACGTTCGGCTTCGTCGATAAGCTGCTTGTTCTTCGTGTTACGTTCTACAAAGGCGTAATAGTCTTCAGCAGCTTGCATACGCGCCTTCATTAGTTCTATTTCAGGGTCGGCTGTGAGGTTGGCGAGACCGAGATTAGAGAGAAGGTTTGTACGTTTGCCGAAAAGGTTACTCTCATTCTGCATCTTGCGCAATTTGTCCTGCTGGGCAAGATTGCGCTTATTGGATGACCACCAGAAATCAACGATTTTCTTTGCCGAGTCGTACTTTTTCTTTTCAGCTTCCGCGTAATTATCCGAATACTGTATAAGATTCAAGTAAAACGACTTCCAACTTTCTTCGCTTTCGCCCAATGATGCTTTTATTCGAGCAGCCATACCGTCGGGATCGTCGCCAAAGAGTATCTTCATCAACACTCCCCTACCATCCGTTGTTGATACATCAATGGCATATAGCTGGGCGAGTTCTTTGCGAGCTGTCTCGTACATATCCTTGATAGCTTTTCTGCGCTTATCAAAAGCAGAGGTATCAAGAACCTCCTTTCCGTCAACCATTTTCTTTGTGACAGTAGTCTCTTCCTTCGTAGGCGCGGCATAACCCATTTCGTTGAAGTTGTCATACGAGTTCTGCTGAACAATGCCCGTGTAGTCATGCTCCATAACAATCTTACGGCGAGCCTCCATCTGCTTGAGCTCCATTTTCAGAATTTCCTGCTCGCTACGAGTGGCTTTCGCAAAAATCTCTGCCGTGATGGAGTTCATAGACAAACCGAGATTTTTACCCAACTGCTCCATGAGTTTGCGTAGATTGTCGATGTTGTTGTTCAATATACCGTCAAGCAAATCTTTTGAAAGGTTTATGCCCGTCTCGTCCTTTTGCTCCACCATATCAGCAGCCATCATCTTCTTCGCATCCTCCCACTCATTCGGTTTACCTGCAACAGCAAGACGCACCTGCGAACGAGCTATTTCTTTGTTTTGCCTCAAAGGAAGAACAAACTGCTCCTGCTCGGTCTTGTCCATATTGAGAGATATGGCTTGAGCCAACTTAGCGTTAATCTGACGGTCGTAGTAGTTGTCCACGTCATCCATGATGGCCTTCGCCTGATCCTGCTTCTGCTTCAGTTCCTCACGCCAAGCACGCTTCTGGTCGTTCTCTCTTCGCTTCTCTTCTGCTATTGCGTCTTTATCCTTAGCATTGTTGTCAAGAGTCCCTGGTGTCTCAGGAGGAGTGGGTTGATAGTTTTCATCCACCCAGTTGCTAAAAGCCTTGTTAATCTGCTTTAATTTCTTTCCCTTCCTTTTGTAAGCATTGACAAGCCAGAGGTTGTCGCGATACATATCGGCGAGTTCAGTTTGAGTTTGAAAATCAGTAGAGGGGGTAGCTTTATGGTCTTTATCATAGGTATCACGGTAGATGTAACCCTGCTTGCCTATCTTCCAGTTAAATCCATCAGCCAATCCTGTCTTTTCCCTCGGTAACATTTTCGCCAGTTTCAGAGTGATGTCTTTGGCACTCATTCCTGCTTTCACCCACCGGTATATATCCTTAAACTTCACACCGAGTTTGTCTAATCCCAACTTCGTGATATTCTCCATAACTGCATTGGAAGCAGTGTTTACGTCATTGTCCAGCTTAGGCAAAGCCTGCTGCTTTGCTTGCTCACGCATACGATAATAGGTAGCTCTTTCGGCCTCCTGCGCCAAATCTGCATAATGGTCGCGCAAATCCTTGACGTTCTTTATCTCAATGCCGAGATTATTGATGTACGAGCGGAAATCTCTGTTAAATCTTGAGATAAGACCTTGACGGTCCTTTTGTGAAAGGTTTGCCTCGCTCAACATTCGCTTATAGTTCTTGAGCTTATCCTTCAAGTTTTCCGTTTCTATCGCTGCCTGACCGAGGGTGGACTTCCATGCGTTTGCCTGTCTCTCAGCTTCTTTCGCAGCTTCAGCAGCTTCCCTTGCACGTTGTGTATATCCATATATAGCTCCTGCCACGCCGATAATAACACTCGCGAAAGCTATCCAAGGGTTTAGTTTCATAGTCTTGTTCAACGTGCTTTGCGCTGCATTGGCCGTGAAGAGAGCTCTTGCATATTGAAACATACTCTTTACCGCTACACCCAGTGCTGTCAAGTATTGCCACAGAAGTCTCAATCCAGAATAAAGACCCTGTGAAGCCATATATCCAATGATTACCGGCAAAAGGGACGCTACGGCTTTCAATGTTATAAGTACCATCTGTAAAGCAATCTGCAACGTACCTTTCAACAATGGACTGCTTGTCATCGTTGCCGACATTTCATACCACCATTCTGCCATGCCCTTTACAGCGTCCACACCGTCAGGATTGACAAACGCCTTTTCCCAAAGGTTATTGGCTCTTTCGAGAATACCGATGGCCGACTGCTGCTGCATCGAGTATTCCTTGCCTACAGCAGTGGCTTCCTCAAAGGCTTCCTGCGATTCGTAGAGATGGTCTTTCAACATATCCACGTTCTTAGCCATAGTAACCATCGAAGAAATAAGACGCTGACCATCACCTCCTACGTCCTTGAAGATTTCGCCAAGGGCATTCATATTGCCCTTCTCCTTCATCTTCTCAAGAATGAGGACAATAGCATCCATAGCGTTACCTGCCTGATACATGCTGTTAATTGTTCCGGCAGGGATAGCAAGGTCTTTTTCTATCAAGTTATGGTTCTTCTGCAACGCCACAATAAACTTAGACATGGCAGTAGCTGCAACTTCGGGCGAAGCCATCTGCGCACTGAACGCACTACCAAGGGCAAGCAACTGGTCGGTTGTTATGCCGGCGGTTCGTGCCACACCCGTACATCGCTTTGCAAACTCAGTAATGTCACTGCTCGTGGCAGTAGAGGTAGAAGCCAACTTAAACATAGAAGAACCTACTGCTTCAATGGATCTTTCGAGTCCCATTTTAGGGATAAGACCCATTACCTCCGTCATCTTCAGCAATGACGGAAGAGCTTTTTCGCCCATTTCCTCGCCGATCGCCACGTTAATTTTATCGGCGGCTCTTACAAATTGGGTCATGCCTTCTACCCCGTACTTTCCTACGCCAAGCTTGGATGCTTCGTAGGCGAGCTGTGCCAGTCCATCCACGGATGTTCTGGTGTCTATTTTAGCCAACTCTGTAGAGAGTTTTTTTACATCCTCCATCGTAAGACCGCTGACCTTACGAATGTCGGTCAACGAACCTGAATACTCCAAGTTCTTCTTAATGGCACCCGTTACGAGGTCTTTGATATGATTGAATACAGAAAACAAGCCGACGTATGCCGTGAGGTTCTTCAACGCCGTATGCCATGCCCCACCCTGCTTATTGGTCGCGCCCGTCACCTCGTCGATATTCTTCTTCAGTTCTTTCATCGACTTCTGCTTGTCGGCAAACTCCTTGCTCGTGGTGTTGACTTGGTTCATTTCCTCCTCAAGCTGCTTGTAGGCACGGCGCAGTTCGTCGAGGGAAGCCTTACCCTGCTTGCTACGCGAGAGGATGTCGTTGAGAGCGCTCTGCGACATACGTGTGCCCTTAAGAGTTTGTTCGAGCATGGAGTATTGGCGACGGAGGTCGGCTACATACTTGCTGCCGGCAGGGAGTTGCTGTATCTTCTGCTGTATCACCTCCATCGCACGCTTGATGTCCTCGCCAGTAGCCTTGTTTGGCGCAGCTAACACCTGTTTTGCCTCGTTCCAGCTCATTGCGACCTTCTGCGCCTTACCCGACACAGCCTCCAGTCGCTTCTCTATCTCTTGAAGGTCACGGTTGTAAGAATCAATCTCTCCAGTCTTGCCGATGGCTGTCTTGTCACGAGCTTCCGTAAGTGTTGCTTTAGCACGACGCAAATCCGAAGCAGAGGCATTGTCATCACTTACCGTTTGACGTGCCTCTGCCACGTTCATCTTGCCCTTGCGCCTATCTTCCTCGGCTTCAAGCTGCTTCAATGTAGCGAGGTTCTGCTGATAGCTGGCATCCGATTTTTGCAGCGAGCCCACAAGGTCGCGCTGCTGCTTGATAGCCTTGTCGAGCCATTGGTCAGACTGGTTGGCGACATTCTTCAATCCTTCAGCTATCTTGACATACTGACCCTCTATAAGGCGTATCTCATCGCCCACCTGCTTCATCTTCTTACGTACCTCCTCGGCTTGCGCCAAGTCGTCCTCAGATAACTTTTGCAGTTGACGACGACCATCGCCCAAAGCCTTGCGGAGGTTTTGAAGCGAGGTGGTAGAAAGGTTTTTAAGCGCATGGTCGAGACGCTCAGTGTCCTTGATGATATTCGTTTGGTAGTTCTGTAAAGTCTTGTAAACGCTTTCGAGTCCAGCCTTACGCTCCTTGAAGTCGGGAGCGTCCTTGTCGAGATGATCTATTTCCTCTCTCACAGACCTGGCCTTGTCGCGCAGAGCTTCGAGCACCTGAATGGCGGCCTTGCCGTTCATCGAGAGGATTACTTCTGTCTTTAGATTTGCCATATTCGTTTTTGTGTTGAATTAAAGTTAGAAATCAGACTTAGCGTGTTCGCCCATTCCTTCCAAGGCATGAATAATGTCGATGCCACCCTGATAGCCGTAGAAATCAGCAAGATAGTTGCGGTAGCGGTCGCGCAGTCGGCGAATGGTACGCATGATGGCAGGACGGTGCGACTTACCCTGCTTACGGTCCCATTTTCCGCGGATATACCTCTTGGCGTTCTTTGCCGACCGTGTGCGATCCACGTCGCTTGCATGAATATGAATGTCACCAGTCAGACCCACACCAATATCCACATAGCGCAAATAGTCGTTGTAGCGAATACCCACCGTAAGCAATCCCTTCTGGTCGTCGGCTTGATAAATATGTCCCTCAAACGACTTAGTTCCCTCGCCAGTGGACCACCACATGCCATGCTCCTTGCGGTATTGGTTAATCTCCTCGTAGCCTCGATACACCTCAGTGGGATAAATGCGCTGCGCTTGCATGTTCGCCTCAATATCCATCAAGGCTTGGTCGAGATACAACGGAGCGACGCGGGAGAGCGGAGCAAACGGTTTTTGTACGGGGGAGATAAAACGTGCCATACCCTCCTATCCTTTCGTGTTGTCCTTCGGCACGATATACTTGCCCTGCATGCCACAATGGAATTTGTAGAGGGGTTGGAGGCTCTTCCAATCAAGGCCCATTACGAACCATTGACCGGAAAAAATGTCGCCTACCAAGCCGAAGGATATACTGCTTGTGTCTATGCTCCGAAGCTCTGCCATCACCACAGCATCATCAGCAAAGGAACGACCAGTGACAGGGCAGATGCCGGTGCGCTTTACCTCGATAAGCCAAGCTATAAGGTCTTTGCAGCATTCGGCAAGGTCTTGGGCCGTACGTTCCATTTTGTTGCCGTCGTAACGGCCAAGAGTCTGAGGCGTGTCCTTCACCTTGGCGAGAAACCACACCTGGTGAGATATTACAGCCTCCTTTGCGTTAATCAATTCGCCAGTAGCGAGTATACTATACAGCATACATGGCGAGTGCACGATGTTGGCATTGCGAGAAAATACGTTTTCTTTGTCGATGTAGCGGATGCGGAAAAAACTCTGATCTTCGAGACGTTCGCTTCCGGGGTTATGAGATAGGGGCTTATAGATGGAAGCCCAATGCTCAAGGATATTGCTTATTGTCATAATGCTGCTTAGTTTTGTTTTGTCATTCTTTCGCTGATTCCTCCGCTTCCTCCTTATCCTTCATCAGCTCTTTCAATTTCACATTGAAATGGCGCTCGGTCTTGTCTGCGACAATCTTCTGCAGCACTCTCGCCCATGCGGCGCCGTTGCATGTGCTCTCGTTTTCGAGGATAGAAACGAACTGCACAAGGCAGTACATGGCGGTGAGTTGATTGGCAAGGTGAGTGTTCATATAGCCCAGGATGTTGCGGTCGAGATACGAGGCGAGACAGATGCACATGATGAGCACCGAGAAAGTCCACACCATCTTCACCATCTTCTTTGAGCGCAGCTTGCCGTCCATCTTACACTTCGGGTTGCGCTTTATCTCTTCGCGGTATCTTTGGTAGATGCGACGGTTGCACCGCCAAGCCGTATAGCAGTCGATAATGAGAGCGAAGAAGCACACGGTGATAAAATTGATCGAGGGCTCTATGTGAACCCACAGCAAGCCGAGCACTGCGGCAATAGCTCGCGAAAAGTAGAATGGATTGTTCATGTTTCTGTGTTGTGTTTTTGTGTTGTTGTCCTGAATCTTTCTACCACAAAGTTACTTATAAGATGCTACGCAATACGGACATGGTGGGTACGGGAGGTTAAGTATGTCCGTATGGGGGGAAAAGAACATCGTAACTTTAAGGCAAGAAACACAAAAAAACTAATGATGATATGTCAGGACTTACACAAAACACGCTCGCCCGCATTGACAAATGGTTGAGTTACGGCACAAGTATAGAAACGGCGTTCCCAAAGCTGGAGCAACGCTACCGTATGCAGGTATGCTCGGAATTCTACAAGCGATGGGTGCAGAACCGCGACATCGACCCTCGGACGGTGTGCCGCAATATCGCCCGACGTGACTATGAGATGTTCTTCAATCAGGCAGCGCAGGGCAACAAGGAGGCACAAGAGTATGTGCTTGCGCTGAAAATTACGCTCGACGACGAGGGCAATATTTGTCCGCGTACCGTTACGGAGCTCAACAACGATGTGCTGGTATGCAACCACCTGATACGTTTCTTCCAAACCGACGAGAGTCCGCGACACAAGGCTATGTATCTGAGCAGTGCCGAGTGGTTGATACGCACGGGTAAGCAGCAGAATAACGATCGTGCAGTAGATAAAGGTATGCAGGCCCTGGCTAACGTGTATGGCAACTTTCAGGAGGAGAAGGACGCTACAGACGAGATGCCGGACATGAGTCGCGTTGCCATCACGCAGGACGTAAGCATCGTCAAGCGCGACCGCGTAAACTACACCGAGGAGGAGAAGCTGCGCATGGCTCGAAAGTACGGGCTTACCACAAAAGACCTACAGGAGATAGAAGACGACGAAATGTTTAGCGACAAACGAGAGGAAGAACCAGACTATTTTGAGTACATGGAGATGGAAAGTGAAGAGGGAAAAACTAAGAGTGAAGAATCCAATAGTTATAAAAACAGCACAGAATATGGAAAAGCTGCAAAAAAAGAACAAAATGAAATGCCTAATCGACAAAGTCGTTAAAGGTGAAATTTTTACGTTTCAGGAAGAAGTGGAATATCAGGGAAGAAATACCTATTTGCACCGTCTGAATGAAAAAATACAATGGTATGCACACTACAGAGATCCTACACCTTTTATCGCTGAAATACGAAACGGGGGGAAAGTCATATTGACTCCACTGTTCGATGCGCATGGTAGATACGATATATTCGGAACTAATGGAGAAAAAGAAGGAGAGGTGAATATTCCATTAGACGAATTTCTCTTGAGACACTATTTGTTTTAGTAGCCATTCGAGTAAAACGCACAACGAATTAGGCGAATTGACAATTTTTGAGCCAGCAGAAGATGAGGAATATGATTGTCGAAAACATAGGAGAAGTATTTTTAGGTTTGAGGGATGCCAATACCTATATACAAACAATGGGCATAGTTCGATACAAGCAATAGTTCTATAAGGTTTCGCCCGAAGCATGACAAAGGTTTTGCCCTTTGCACCAAAAGGGTCGGCACCTAAAAACGGAGGTTCAGACCTCGGCAAATATACCCATTGATGGGTTGGATAAAAACCATTGATGGTATGGGTAAAATAAGTAACAAAAACAACGATATGATAACAGAGGATTTACAAAAGAAAATAGACCGTGCCATCCGTCTGCTTCAAGGCATACAGAATGGATACGACGATGAGATAGAGGTGGCGTATTCGGGCGGCAAAGACTCTGACGTGATTCTGCAACTGGCTAAGGAAGCGGGTGTCCGCTATCGTGCCATTTATCGCAACACTACGATTGATCCTCCAGGTACGATTGCCCATGTGGGGCGTATGGGTGCCGAAATACTCAGACCCAAGGAAACGTTCTTTCAACTTGTAACGAAAAAGGGATTCCCTAACCGTTTCTCACGATTCTGTTGCGAGAAGTTGAAGGAATACAAGGTTACAGATAAGTGCATCATGGGCATAAGGAAGTCGGAGAGTTCGAAGCGCAATGAGCGATACAACGAACCTACGGAATGCCGTTTTTACGGTCGCAAGACGGAGGACAATCATGTGGAAGCCATTTACCCTATTCTCGATTGGACGGACGATGATGTGTTGGCTTTCGTCGAAGACCGACATCTGACACTCGCTCCAGTCTATTACACCAATCGGGGGGGGCAAATCGACGTGTCGAAACGTCTCGGCTGTATGTGTTGCCCACTCGCCACAGAGCGCAAGCGCATCCTCTACTTCAAGGAATATCCGCGTATGGCACGAGCCTACCTGCGTGCCGGACAACGCTTTTGGGACAATCATCCCGACGCAAAGGTTCGCCAACGCTACGACAACGTGTACGAATGGTTTACGCGTGACGTGTTTTTCCCTCGCGAAAAGGACTGGAAGAAGGCTAACGTTTCGCTGTTCGGGAAACCGGACTGGAAGGAGTTTTTGGAAAGAGAGTTTGGTATTGACTTGACATTATAAACAACATAAACAATCACGATATGGCAAAGATTATCTATTTTGGGACAGAAGGCAACGGCAGGGCAGGTCACTATCCTATTGGTATCGACAAAGGCCTTACCCACGAAGAATACAAAATATGGACTGAATGTGACAACGAGACGTGGATCGATAATATCTACAAGAATCCAGGTCGCCACTTGATAAAACATCACGGCGTTGTATATACCAACTATGCCGTGCCTTTCTCCATTGACGACGAAAGAAGATATTCACATACTGAAGTATTTTGGGAGGGTTTACACTCCGAGGAGGAAATGGTAGAACTCATAAAGAGCAATCCTTTCTTGAAAAGACAATTTAAAATGTAAAAGACATGAACTATTCAATTAAATGCGGAAAGGAAGTTCACAATGGCTAAGGACTGGGTGGGCGGCTCGGCTGCCGTGTTCAAGACATTAGGAGCGAGTAATCATGCTGACGGAGAACGACAGCGTGAGGACTATTACGCTACGGAGCCAAAAGCTACGGAGTGGCTTTGCCGGTTGGAACAATTCGACGGTAGAATATTGGAACCTGCGTGTGGCGAAGGACACATAAGCGAGGTGCTGAAGGCAGCAGGGTACGAAGTGGTGAGCCGCGACCTTGTGGATAGAGGTTACGGCGAGGTGGCTGACTTCCTCGCTATTGACAACTTGGCGTGGGACGGAAACATCGTGACCAATCCACCCTACAAATATGCGCAACAGTTCGTTGAGAAGGCTCTGAGCATCATTCCCGAAGGTAAGAAGGTAGCGATGTTCCTCAAACTGCAGTTTCTCGAAGGCAAGGCACGTCGCGCGCTGTTCTGTTCTACCCCCCCATTCGCGTTTGGGTAAGTTCATCAAGGCTGAAATGCGCACCCAACGGCGATTTCGATGCAATAAAGGGCAGCGCCGCCGCCTACGCATGGTTCGTATGGGAGAAAGGATATAAGGGCGATACCACCGTAAAATGGTTCAATTAAACTATAGCGAATATATTCACTATAAAACAACATAAAACTAAATGGGCAACAACAGACACAAATACTTCAACAAAGTGCCACCATTCAAGCCGGACCCTGAACACTACACACGCAAGCAACACTCGTGGAAGGCGAAGGAATCATACGAAACGGAGAATGATGCTTGGGAGTTCTTGCAGGAGAACCCGAAGATCAAGGCACAGGGATATACGGTGTATCGGTGCAGGACGTGCAACAAATGGCATATAGGCCGAATTAAGAATTAGGAAAAAACATGCAGCAAGCACATAACATATACTTAACTAAGTTCCAGCAGCAGTCGCTATACATGGGAGCCAAGGACGAGCGAGTGATTGCTGCCCGCCGTGTGGGTAAGACCGACGGACTGGTGGCTCCTTACGTCTGGGCGGCAAGCAACTCCATGCCTGGTATGCTCGGCGCATGGGTGGCTGTGTCGCGTCAACAGGGCTTCGGCAAGACCATACCGAGTACGATGGCGGCAATGGAGCGTATGTTCGGTTTTACGCAAGGAGTCCATTTCGGATGGGGACGGCCACCTAAACACGTTCGGGAGAGTATCTTTAAACCTAAGAACTACGACAACTATATTTGGCTGGCGAATGGTGCCGGATGGGTTCTTATATCTCTCTCGCAGACTGCCTCTGCCAACTCCTACACGTTCTCGGCAATGGTAGGCGACGAGGCGAGATTCTTCCCGTATAAGAAAGTAACGGACGAGTTGATGCCGGCGCTTTCGGGACAGACGCACCCATTAGGCAACATCAATTTCTCCGACTACAACCCGATGTATAAGAGTACGCGCTTCCTCTCGGATGCCTCGCTCACAACCAAAGGGTCGTGGCTGGAGAAGGAAGAGGAGAAATTGGACTTAACCGTTGAGACGGGGCCGTTCAAGGGCAAGACTTACCGATGGGTGCAGGAGCAGTTGGAGGACTACGCCAACAAGGTAATACGCTACAACGACCTTTTGTATAACGCCAAGAAGACGGGGCACTCAGTACATGTGGTGCCGAAGGATTTGCGCACGATGATCCGTGCCGTGGCTCTGAAGATGATGAAGCATGAAGGACAGTTCCGCATCATGCCCAATCATGGCAAACACGTCACAAAGGCAATGGTGGATATGGCGGTAAACTATAAACTCATACCACAAAAGGATGCCGAACTGGTTTACGATTACGAATACCTTATTACGCCAGAAGAGGATTTCGAAATGCAGATGTTTCTGCGCTCAAAGAAGTTCACGGACGGTTATCTACGTGAACTGCGCCGAGTGGCTTTCTGTGTGCGTCGTGCTTCATCTCTCGACAATGTGGATATTTTAGGTGAAGACTATATTCGTCAGATGAAGCGTGACCTGCCACCATATACCTTCGCCGTATCAATTCTCAATATAAAGATGCAGAAGTCGAACGACGGCTTTTACTCAAATCTCGACATCGACCATGTGCATGGCTATATCCCCGACGAGATAGACCCTCTCAGCTCCGCAAAGTTTTCTACTCAAAAATCTACAGGCATCATCGGTGGCAAGCGCATTACAAGCGAGAGTTACCAACCCGACTTCCAGGAACTCGCCGAGCGCAACGACTGTCGAATGGATTCCGACTGCATTAACTCCCTGCCTTTATATATAGCTCTCGACTATAATGCTAACATCAATACGCTCGTTGTGGGACAAGGCTACGCGCGTGACGGCATGGAGTGTCTGAATGTGATAAAGAGTTTTTACGTAAAGAACGAGCGCAAACTACGCGAACTAATTGCCGATTTTTCATACTACTACGCTCCAAAGCGAGCCGTCAACCGCGACGTGACGTATTTCTATGATGCCACTGCCAAGCAGGGAGCCTCGTACGCTTCGAGCGACGAGCGCTTCTATATGATAGTGATTGCAGAGCTGGAGAAACGAGGTTGGAACGTGACAGCAATAGACATGGGCGCTCCGGAAAAGCACGAGGTGAAACATCAAATCATTAATGACGGTCTTGCTCACCTCTCCTACCCCGCCATCCGTATTAACCAAATAAACAACCCCGACCTTATCATCGCCATGCAGATGTGCGAGGTGCAGATTTCGTACAAGGGATTTCATAAGGATAAGTCGGGCGAAAAGAAGCCGGAAAGTGAGGAGACGCTGCCCCTGCAGCAACGTACCGACTTTACCGATGCTTTTGACACTCTATATCTTGGCTACAAATATTACAGGAGTGGCGGCGGTTGGTTCGTGATGCCGAGTGGGAGGTAAAAAGACAGCCGCTTCACAGCGACTGCCAATGTTTTAAAACTTTCCTTCGCTAAGAAAAGAAAAAAAATAAATTAAGAACAAATTGTTTTTATCCGATGAATTATTCAAAAGTTTTCGTTTCTTCTTTAAACATATCGTGCCGTGCTCCCATAAGCCACGACTTGAGATTTATGTATCGGTCGTTTGCCAAATTCGCTTCGCGCCACTCAACATAATCTTCGTGACTCATATCCGCCTCCAAAATACGCGCCATCTCCTCAGGAGATAAAGAGTCGGCTTCTTCGAAGTCGCACGTGCCTCCTATCTCACCAGCTATCCAATACCAGTTGCGTGATCCGTCAAATAGCTTTGCGTTCACCAAATCGGCAAGCCGATTGCAGGAATTGCGGAACATTGTTACCGCAACCTTCCTTACCTCTTTATCGTTTGCCAAACCTTCCAGTTTGGTATGACATCTGTTGTTCGTTGGCATAGGCTACTTCTCTTTTACGATTTTGCGGAAAGACAAGGTCAGATGACCTCTGCCGTTCTTATCAACTTTTACCTCAGTGAGGATGTCGTCAAGTTCTACACCGTCCACACCCTTCAAACATATACGCACGAAGCGCTTCGCCATTTTGGTGAGGTGTTTGACAGTAACCTCGCGACCTTCGTACTTAGCAAGTATCACGGTGAAGAAGTTGTAGGCCTCGAACGCATGGGTAAAATCATTAATGCGAGTCTCCAAAGACTCGCCGACTGGCTCCTGCGGCTGCGCTTCGTCTTTGTTCTGACCCTGCGCAAATGCAGCGAAAGCCCTCTCCACGATGTCAACAGCATTCTTTACTGCCGCTTGCGCCTCTTCTGGAGTAACGTTTTTGCAGCTACCAATAGTCTTAAGAACAGATGCAGCTATCACCATGTCTAACACTTCTTTTTTTATCTCTTTCGTTTCCATATTTGTTGTTTTATGTAATTGGATATTGTTTATATCTTTGTTATCATTCGTTTTACTTTAATTGTCAATAGTCGCACTTCTCAACCGTTAGGCCGAATCTCCGACGGAAGTCATCATAAATGTCAAGGTCTTCCCACCATTCCTCCTTGTCTTCCTCTACGAACTTGTTTGCCCCACTCTTGACTTTTACGGCAACGCTTATATTCTCGTCAGGAATAAAGAGGTCAAACAACGCAACCTTCTTTTCTAAACGTAAGCGTCTCCGTTTCTTGCTGCGCTGATAATTATGCAGCGGGCGGTAGTGTCCATCAAATCTGTAGCATAGGCAGCGCTGCGCTTCTTCTCCCTCCTTTGTTCTAAGTGTCACCTTATATCGGTTGCCGCGATGCAGCACCGCAAGAACGTGCATAAAGTCGTAATAGCCAAAACGCGTTTGCACCGAATCTTCTTTTTCTCGAAAGTACGACCCGAAAAAATCACGCCGCAAGAAGAACCAAAAGTAGTCCATGTCCTCTACCGACATCTGCGGTATCGACGCATATACCATAGTCCTCCAAACGTGCTGACGCAAATGAGATCCGTACGCAAAACCTTCAAGAGCATAAAGAAAATCGTGGCGGTCTAATGAAAGTTTAATCATTTTCTTTCGGTTTAAATAGATTGTACTTAACGTCGTCGTACATTGCCATCTCCACCTTCTCTCCGTCAAAATGGCCGATGGCGAGCAACTGCCCGTTCTCCTCTGTAGCCAGCTCAGCAGACGGAGCGCCGGCACGAAGGATAAAGATGTCGAACTCCTTTATATAGTCGAGCTGCTCTGGCGGTATCATATCCATATTCTCACGTGCATTCTGACGGATGCGCTGCATGTCGGCTTTAGTGAGCATAGCGAACTGAGCCCGCGCCTTGCGTACAGCCTCGGTCTCAATCTTCAGACGGTGGGCTTCATAGGCTTCGGCCAACAAACGATAATTCTGCCACATCGACACCTGATTAAGAAAGCGCAGAAATCCGTCTCTGCCTTCGGCAACCTTCAGCGTACCTAAAACTTCTTCGATCAGCAGTACTTTGTTTTTACGCTGCCAATGAATAACGCCACGCTTTTCAAACTCATCGAGTATAGAGAAAACTGCAGATAAATCGCGCAGCTCCTTCTCCGTCTTTTTTTTCTGATTTTTTAGTAAATTCCACATATCTATATTGTTTTGATTGAATATTCCAAATGAAAACCTTCTATTCTCGCGAACCGAAGGGGAAAAAACAATTATTATTATTAAATTAACTTTATATCTATTCTCGCGAACAGAATACAAAAGACTTGAAAAACTAAATTTTACAACAATTTGAGTAAATTATTACGCAAACTTTAAAAATGTCGGGGCTCTCCCCAACCAAGATGATATTACGAAAAAACAATTATTAATGCGTTATAAATCTCGTGCCGTCCACTTCAAGCACGAGTATGTCGTTCACAACTCTTATCTCCCCACTCTCGACGAACTGCACCTTGCGCTGATGACGGTCGGTGTTTACGGCGAGGCAGATGCACATGCCGGCATCTACGTGTCCGGTCTTGGTGAGAAACCTGATGTAGAACGGCATACGTGACACGTTGCGCGCTGTCTGCGGTGGATTGAAGCCGGTGACACGTTGCCCCGTGCGCGGGTCGTCCCATTGCCATTTTTCAACGAAACGACGCAGCTCTGTATAAGATTGGGTTAAAGGTCTCATTTTGGTAATTCATTATTCCCGCATGGGCGGAAATTCAAGATGTATAAATCGGTCAATTTCCTTATCGGTTATTCGTTTTACGCCTCCTGCAAACATCTTCTTGCGCTGACGCAGAACGTCGGGGAAGAGGATATTGCGGAGAGAATTGCCCCAGTCGGCTGTGGAGTTTAGCAGGTGGGAGGGATAGAACACGAGAGAGTAGGACACGAGAGCCGCGTCGGTTTGAGGACGATCGAACATCGGTCCGCTGAGCGTCAAGGCGCGGTCTTTGTTGTAAAGCACCATGTGACTGCTAAAAAAACTCACATCATCGCTCTGTGCATAGATGATGCGGTCTGCATATTCGCCCAAATGCTTATTCAGCAAAGAATCGCATGAGTAAACAGTGGAGAGTATGAGGTGGGTAATCCATCCCCGCTCAAAGCACTGCGCCAGAAACATGAAAGTCTCCAGCTTGGGGCAAGGCATGGTGAGCACCATCACGTGCGAGTCTATCACGAGGTGGCTCACTGCCTTATAGAATTTCTCTACCGTCACGTCGCCATGTGTGTAAAACGTAAGCTGACGGTGGGGCGCCTGGTTGACCGCCTTGGGCAGCTTGGTATCTACGCAGCAAGGCGGAATGAAAAGTAGAGTATCGTCCATTTGATTATTAATTATTAGTTATTAATTATCGATTAGTCGTCAAGCACCATCGGCATCACAAGCGTCATCACTTTAGGTGCAGGTGTGTCGGCGGTGAGCACTACGGCGTGCGAAGCGTCAAGCAACTGCATACGGATGGTGTCTGAAGGAATGGAGTTGATGCAGGTCTGAAAAGCCGACGACTTCAATCCGATACGGAAATTGTCGGGACATTCTGCGTTAGATATGAGCACCTGGTCTTCGCCGGACAAAGCAAAATCCATGTTACTCGCAGAAACGTTGATGAAAATGCCGTTCTTCTCTACCTTTACAAGATTGCTTGCGCTACTTGAGAACAGACTGACACGGCGCAGGATGTCAAGCATTTCCTTCTTGTCAAATACGACGAAGAAAGGGTTGGACTTCGGAATTACACCGTTGTAGTTAGGGTACTTGCCCTCCATGTGCTTGCAGATAAGTTCGATGTCGCCCGACGAAAAACGAATGGTGTTTCCGTCGTTCTCGATACTGATTTCCTCGCAGCCGTCAAAGGCAGACAACGTACGGAAGTAGTTGCGGTGGATAAGCGTCTTGCGGGGCTCGCCACTACGGAAGAAATCACTACCGCCCTTCTGCGGATCATTGCTGTGTACTATCTTCGCAAGCGTGTGTCCGTTCGTAGCCGCAAAGACCACCTCTGAGCGGTCGTCAGCAATGTCTACGCACAAACTGGAAAGCTGATGGCGAAACTCGTCTATCTGAACAAACTTGTCAGCAGTATCTATAACAGAATGAAATAACTGGCAAGGCAGACAAATGATTGTCGATGCCTCACTCTTGGGCAACTGCATCTGGGGGTATTCGTCGCCCGAGAAATATGCCATTTTAGCCTTGCCCGACTTAACGTTGTCGCCACTGCCGGTGCAATACTCTACGGTGAACGACGAGCCACCCTCCTCTACATCCAGAGTAACAACGCAGTCGGGCAGCGTGCCTAACAGCGAACTGAGCATTTTGATGGGCAGCACTATCGGCTTTTCAAACTTGCCACCGCACAACGAAAGAGGCGCCGGGATGGTGAGTTGTGCTTCTGCAGTAGACGACGTAAGAAAGAACAGACCGCTTTCGTTGCATGTCAGCAGCACGTTGTCGAAAATGGCAATTGGATTTTTTGAGCCGATACACTTTGCTGACTTGTTAAGGGCAGCGTGTAAAGTGCGTGATGATTGGGCTTGAAGTTTCATATTTTTGAGTTTTGAATTTTGAATTTTGAATTGTTGCGCATTGCGCAATTTGAATTAGAACGGCAGATCACCTACGTCGGCATCGGTATAGCCGGCGAGTGGGTCAGTGCTCTCGGCTGGTGCCACATATCCAGTGGCTGCACCTGCTACGCCCACATTAGGTGTTGTATAGGGTGACGGATGCTGCGCCGGCTGTGGCTGATAAAGCATGGCCAGGCGCTTATTCATTCGCTGGCGGATAGCCTTGAAGAGGTGAGTGTTTTCGTCGGTGGGGTCTTGGTTCACAATCTCGGGGTTACGTTCTTTGTTGGCTTCCTTCACTTGCTCTACGAGCTTCGGAAACTTCCGTACAATGTCCTTGATATAGTCAACCGAAAAAGACATCTGCATTTCATGTGTCGGTACGGTCACGTTGCTGTCGCCACGCTCCAAAGCAGCCTGGCGCACCTTAGCCTTGTACTGCTCGTTGAGTGGCCTGATGTTTACACGCAACTTAGCCAATGTGCGAGCAGGGGCTTTAGGAGCCTGCTCCACTTTAATTTCGTTCAAGCCTGCCGGAATGCAGACATACACTCTCTCGGGGTTGTTCTTGTCAATACCCTTGTACACCTGTGCGCCGTTGAGCGAAAGCAGGTCGATATTGCCATTGTAACTTGCCATATTATTTATTGTTTTTTGTTGTTTGTATTATCTTATAAAACGCCTCAAAAAGGCATACACCCTTAAGACCTCTTCAGGGTAGCAAGGAACGACTGAACATTCGGAAACCAAATCAACGCACTCAATGTCGTTCAACGAATAACTTTCAATGCAATACTCGTCGAACATCCTGCAAGGCATTCCGTCTATAGGATAGTCGTCAACGCACTTACCTTCGGAATCTATCTTTTCGTAATCAACATACCGACCCTGGCACGGCGTGAACTTAGAAATGTCCTTTGGCTCGAACACCAGAAGTCTTTCAGCACGGATAATTCCACGCAACCTGCGTAAGTCCTTTTTTGCCTGCTCGGAATCTCCGATACCGAAACTAAAACCTTTTGCCGTGCTTGCCGTGCCGCGAGTCGAGCTGTGATCGGTTGTGTTTGTTAACGTCTCGCCACGAACCAACTGATTGCATTCGTTGACGGACATATATCGGTATAACTTCATACTCGATGATTGATGTGGTTATACATGCGCCGTTATTCCTCTACAGCCAGCTTCAAACCGTCCTGCTCGATATACTCGTTGCAGTATAACGCCGGCACATAAGTGTGCGCATAGAACTGCGTCGCACCGACGACACGAAGGGTCTCGCGTCCCTTTAGTTCCGTCTTAAACTTGTGTTTGAGATAGTCGAACACAATATTCTTAGCCGTAACCACATCGTACGCCCACACAACGAACGTGTCCTTTTCGTGCACGCCGGTCTTAGATCTTTTGCACTCGGGCTCGTATAAATCCGTGTCGATAAACGAGGCCTTGACCTTAAACGGTTCTTTTACGGGGGCGTCTTCGTCCTTTTCGAGTGCAGCTTCTTCCTCCTCGATGTCTTTCTTGGTGCGACCAATAAACTGGATGCCTTCGATTATCTCCGACTTAAGGATATGAACCGAATGCGCATTCTCGGTCTTGAAAATGTCGTTGACAGCTCCCTCGGCATAGTCGGCAGCAAGATTCTGCGCTCCTCGCAGAGAGTCGCAGCGAACAATGAGAACAGCGTTTTCGCCCCAACTATTGCGCACGGTGACTTTAACATGCCCAATTCTATTGAACAAAGTATCTTCCTCGGCGCGAGAAGGAATGTCAGAGACTTCAACCTCATTGATTTTGTAGAGCTCAAGCTCTTTTAGAACCTTTTCTGTCACCAGGCAGCCACGATGCACAATGTTTTCAGTACGCTCTATCGAAACATTCTCCTGAGTTTTCTCGTCGACGAAAACTTCGTTCCAAACGCGGTTAACTGGCTTCACCAGATAACAACCCACGGCTTCAGCCACTGGCACTACTTTTGTCTTGTAGTCCTTTCTAAGCATTATTTTCTTCATACTCTATAAATATTTTAAGTTTGACTTTTTCTAATCAGAACGGCAGGTCCTCCTCCTTTACGTCCGGAGTAACAGCTGCGGCGGTAGTAATTGCCGGAGGCGACGCCATACGCCTACCCTGCTTGCGTGTCTTATTGTTCTCCCAGCGTTCTTTTTCCTCGTCGGTAAGCGTGATGATGTTACCATCGTCATCGCGGTAGGGCAGAGGGTCAGGCTGCTCGGCAAAGGCCTTTGCTATGCGCTTGAGCTCGCGGTAGTCCTTCGGTATCGCATCCTTACCAGGACGGAAGAAGAAGAAGACGTGCTTGGAAGTCTGCATGTAGCGGATGAACTTCGGCTCGATGGTGTTGTCATTCTCCCACTCACGACCGGTGAAGTATTCCTGCGTAACCCAAGCCTGCAGCTTGAAACACTTGCGCTGCTTGTCGCTCTCATTCTCAAAGAGGTGCTTGGGGTTGCACGCAATCGACATATTTTCGCAATAGTCGTATATCTTCTTCTTGAAGGTGGCTCGACTATACTCCTTCGACTTACCCTCGGAAGCATCTGCCCAGTCGCGCATGAACTCGTTGAACATATCATCGGTACATATCGGCACACCGTAAACCTCGTTGCGAGAGAAGAACCACTCGAAGTAGCGGACAATGCTCTCGGTGAGCTTCTGCACCATCTGGCGGCGACGCACATTGCCTTGCGGTGCAATGGCAAAGGTGTGATAGCGCATCAAGAACTGCACTGCCAAGGCGCAGATGTAGATGGCTTGGTTGCGGTCGGTGTCGGTCAGTTTGGCGGGGTCGGTATCAAAACGCTTCATAATGTCGGATGGTGATCGCGCCGGCTGTCGCTTTTGAGGATTCTCGCGAGCGAAGCGGTCGGAGAAACTAACCAAAGGAAAACGACCTATAGTAGATGGGTCGTCGTCGCTCAACGGACTATTGCTTGTTATGACGTGCATCGGCGAGTCTTCCATCTTCAGACTGACGGGGTCGCCAAATTTCTTTTCAACCTTCGTACCTTTGGTAATCTTGTTGTAGAAGTATTTGAGCGGAAAGTTCTTCTGCTTGTCCTCCCAGTGTACAACCCGATATTTGCCGGGATATATGAGCAAGTCGGAAAGACAGAACTTTGCATCGACAACGGTAAGGAAGTCTTTCATATCAACACAGAACACATTGACAGCAGAACCAACCACGAGGTTTACCAATACCGACTTACCGCTACCACCAGAGGCTTGCTTCTCGTCGGCGATATTATCCTCAAGAAGATAAGGGCAGACGTTCTGCATTCCTTCCCATGAACGGTAACAAAGCCTGCCTATGCCCGAAAGCATATTGGCGAAATGGGCGTTTATTACGGCTCGCTCGTCATCAGTAAGTTTCTCTTTGCTACGTTGCACGTCTCGTTCTCGCTCCCAAAGGGTGTTTGAGAATCCGCGCACGATGCGCAGAATAGGCCAAAGGTCTTTTTCTTGCTGTCCTTGCCAGTTGACATTCCAACGGTATGTCTGCGCCCATTCCATCAAGTCACCACGCATCTGCTTTATCTCGTCGTAGGTGAACACTGGCGACCCATCCTCATTCTGCATCTTCTCCTTCTTGTCTATCGCTTCCAGTCGGTCGCGGTATTCCTGACGTTCGGTGATGGTGAACGGTGTCTTGAACACTCGCATCGTGAAGTCATACGGCTTCTTGGCAAGCGAGGGGATGAAGAAGTTTATGTCGTCGTAAGACACCGTGCGGATGCTGTCGGGTGTTATCTTCAATGCCACATTGTTGAAGTAAAAATACTCCGTCTTGGCATCAAAGGAATCAGCAAAGTTTATCACCATGCTCTGCAAACCTCCGGCAGACTTCTCCGTGAAGGTCTTGTCCACCATATTGGCACAGTCGGACATCAAACGTCGCTCGTTGTCGCTATGCCGCCATGCCTGTTCTATATATTCCAAAAGCATTGTCTTTGCTGCCTGGATGATACTCTTTGCGTCGATATACTCCACAAAGCATTTGTTCAGGTGGATATACTGTCCGACAAGGTCGGTGCTCTCGGGGTCTATCATGCGATAATATCCGTGAGCGGTCATAAAGAGCCACAATCGCGTGGGCGACACCTTGCAGGTCGGTGGCTTTGGCTTTCCGCTTCGAGGGTCACGCGGATATTCAATCTCGAAAGGTTCCGTGTTCCTGGCTCCACGCAATCGGGAGTAAAGTGGAAGGCGAAGGTCATGGTCGAACTGGAAGTTCTCTTCCGCATTCATGGTGTACGTCAACAGATAGTCGCGCACACTCCGAGGAGAGCAGCCATACAGCCATTGCCAGCGTCGGCAATAACGCGATCGGAAACCTTCTGGCAGCATTGCATAATACAATGAGCTGAACTTGGTGCATATAGCCCCGCAGTCGCGCTGTGAGGCAATGTCGTTAGGGTATAGAATAATGACGTGCTCGGCAAAGCGGTTCATCTTCTGATATTGCACACCGCTAAAGTCAAGATTCTCCCGTTTCCACTCGCCGCGCTCTATATACCAGAAGTTTCTCCGTCCGATGGAGAACGCCACGTGATACCAACAGAAGTCTTGGAAATGTTGGTCTTCCGTCTTGTCGAGGCGCAAAGAACGCATAGCATAATACACGCTCAACGCGTCTTCGGGTGTACGACAAAATACGATATTACGAGCCTTTATCTCGGCGGTAGGGATTTTTACGTCCACCTTCTTGAACGTACCTTTCGATACTCCATCCTTAGTCTCGTTCTCCTCCCATACCTCCTTGGTCTCGGTATATTTTTCTTCGGGGGCGTACTTGGCGATGGCAGCATGAACGGCAGTATTGTCGCTCTTGCGCTGATCCATTGCATAGACGAACACGTTGTCGCCCATGAGCCACTTGCTCACCTTCCTCACGCCATGCTCCTCGGCGGTAGAAAACACTATCGGTTCACTGCCAGCCATTGCCGGACGGAAGAAACATCCGTATGAGTTTTGCGGACCAATCTCCTGCGAGGCAAAGCATACGAACAGGGGATTCCAAGGCGTGCCATGAATAATCTCGCTAACGTGCTGACCGTCGCGTATCACATCAGGCAGCGTCACGCTCAGAAGGGAATAGATACGGAAATCCTTGTTGAGCATGTCGGGCGTGAACGTGCTGCCAAAGCCGAAACGAGGCAATCCTTTGTCGAGCGTCACCTCACACCCAAGGGCTGCAAGCTCTTGTGGCGAGAAGTCGGTCTTCGGCATGAAAGAGAATGTCTCGATGGTCTGCTGTGCCTGAGTACGGTAGTCCATCTTGGCAAACACTTCGGGGAAGGCACGGCGCACCTCGTCGGTATCGCCATACACATCCCTTACAAGTCTTTGGCAGATGCGCTGAAGACTATATCCGTGCATCGGGAGATTCATCTTTGCTGCATACAATTCAACAGCTCCGTAGCCTGTCTTGCCAGTCCGGGTGCATTTCCATTTTACGGCTCCATGTTCAGACAGACGATTGCCGTCAACACCATTGCCATCATACAGTCCACCTCGTTCATTCTCGTAGATAATGAAGTGAGGCGTCTGTTTGACATCGGCATCCGCATCCTGCCCCTTCTTGCAGATAGGACAGAAACATGCAGTCTGCCCCTCGATGCGCTGCTCGTTGGCAGGCTTCACGAGAAGGTGCAGGTCGATGTTGGCAAGGCGGTTTAATATCGGGTGAAAGAACATGATTGCCGTTATTGTTTAAAAAGGACAGCCAGCGATGCGCCAAACTTTTCAGCGTTACCAGTTTCCGAGGCTCTAACGTCCACACTGGAAGGCTTACTTATAGGAGGACGTTGCCGTTACCTCCATCGCCATGCTGTCCTTTGTATTTTTATTTTACATTTGTTTATTCACTATAAGTTCAGAAACGTCTCGGTACGGTAGTGACGGATAGTGCAGTTGGCTGTTCTTCGCATACAACTTATCATCATAAGCACGAACTCCGTGAACGACACGATATTCTCGTTGAGACCTATTATCTCTACCGCCACGCGCCAATAACATTTGCCGTTTCTCACGCGGCAAGAATGTTCGTTCTTCACTAATATGTTTCCTATATTGCCCCGCATCATTGTGAACATCTTTTGACACACATCCTTCACTAAGACGAAGGGGGCGTGAAAGAGCAGTACACGAAGGTTGCAGTCGTCATCACGCAAGGCTTCGGTATAGGCAATGCGGTGGAAATTCTTACGATGTATAGACTGTCCCATCATTCGTCAGTGTACTTCAACCGTTTCAAAAGTTTCATCATCCGCCACGTCGAATAGATACTACGCTTGCAGTCGAATACCGGGTCGTGCTCCGCACCTTGCTCCACCTTCTTATAATCATCCACAAGGTCATACGCCTTGCTCGGATGATAGAACACTCCACGGGCATTACAGATCAAACGAGCTGCTTCGTAGATAAACGTGCGATGGTCGCGGAAGTTGGCGTGATGTACTGGGACTTCGATGTTTAGCTTATAGCAGATGTTGCGCAATATAGCAATGTCAAAATCCGAACCTTGCGCCCAAAGGCACAACTCTTCATCACACTGCTCCTGCTTAAAGTCCTCCATCCACTCGAAAAGATCTTTTATAGCTACTTCTATGGGACGGCAGGGCAGCTCATAACTATCAACACTTAACAACGCAGCTTTGGCTTCGTCACTCTTTGTACCCCACCATTCGGCTGTCTTGCCATCGAAGGTGAAATTATTGACAAACATACTGCGAAGGTCGATGTGACACGAGAATACACTTGAGGTATCAAGCGCATCAGAGCTTAACTTGTAAAATGGAGATTTTTCGGCATCTCGCATCCACGCCACGGCGCCGATTGACATCACCGCTGCCGTAGGGCACAACGAGCAAGTTTCAAAATCAAGCGTAATATCAAGCATAAATAGTATATTATAGTTATTCGTTAGTTGTATAAGAAGCAAGAATGCTTCGGATGCCCTCCTGCTCCCACGGTTTCCAGTTCTCCACAGTGAAACGCTTAATCACTGTTGCTGCACTCATTCCTCGCTCATTCATGTAAGCGATGAACTTGTTGCACATGCCAGCGTTCGCGCGCTTTAAGCAAGAATAGAATAACCCCGGCTCGTCACTCTGCGCCAAGGTATATAAATTCCCTTTATCACCGTTCACCATCTGCGGATCATCTTCGCCTACATAGTCTAACAATAGCTGTGATACATCAGGCAATAGTAAGAATTGGTGCTTACACTCGTTAATGCCTTCTATCTCCCATTTTGAAAAACCTTTCTGAAAGAATCGAAGGTAAAAAGTAGAAAGCGTAAAACCTTTTTTTGCCAAAACAACGTACAGGGCTTTTTTGTCTTCAACGGACAAATCATCAACCTGCAAAGGTGTGTCTGAATTAGCGATTTTTTCAACGATTTCCTTGGTCATTTAATTCTTATTACTTAATTTTGATGCAAATATAATTCTTAAAATTGAAACAAGCAATACTTAGTGTTGGTTAATTCAATTCTTTTGCATTTTTTAATATTTAGAGTTTTTACATTAACACTTATCATTATGAAGTACCAATACAACTTTTCATTCCTCAACGAATGGCTAAACGCAAATCCGGAAATACCCAAAGGCGAGATACTACAAGCTCTCGGTGCAAAGTCTAACAATCGGTTCAAAGCATGGGCAAGAGGAGAAGGCCCGATGCCTGTCATAAGTATGCTCAGACTCTGCAATGCTTTTCAGATTCCTCTGTCAGCGTTCTTCCGCAATGCAGATGCCGGCACGGACGCTGCTGTTGTTCCAGGAATGCCTACTCCGGACGACATATTAGAGCCAACGCAAGGCTATGCAAGCAACACAGACGACAGACAGCACGGAGAACGCTCTATGCTGAATCCTCTTGATGTACGAATAATTCCGTCTGTAGTGCCTGGTGTCGTAACGAAGCAAAACGACACTGCGAATAAGCAAGAGACATCGGCAAAAACTGCTAACAAAGTTGGCGCTGCAAAAGAAGGCACAAGCCAGCCTACAGCAGACAGCGTCAGTGAAGCCAGTCTTGCGGCTATAATAGAGCTGGAGAATAAACACTTAGAGCAACAGCGTCGCCTACTCGACATCATTGCTGAACAGCAAAAGCAGATAGCGAACCTTACGAGTATACTCAACGACGCAAGGCGCTACAAGAATACGAGTGCGAACGAAGGATATATGGTTGCCGAACATCCGACACATGACTAAGGTAGAAAACAAAAGCGTTACCTATCCTCACGGACGGGTAACGCACAAAACTAACTTAAACCTAAAAAACTAACTTAAAGTTATTAACCACTTATTAACTATTAAACTACTTACTGCTTATTTCTGTTCATTTATAGCCGCCATTCTACGACGATAAAACTCCTTCTCTTCTATCTGCGTAAGCGTCATATCTGCACTCACATACGGTACGTCGGCATACCAGAAGCCTTGATGGAGAAAAACAACGGGCGTGCTATCACCAAAGGTCATCGGCAGGGGGAGGTTGTTTTTTGTGCGCTTCGGTTGCAGACTGAAGATGCCAATCAGTTCGGCTTCACTTACAACGGGTAGCGCATTCATCTCTTTTTCTAAGTCGGTTCCAGCCATCGGGAAAAAAAATACGCGACCATCGGGCGACACTTCCTTGTCCCACCCGTCTCGTTCGGAGGAGTCGGCAAATTCCACTGCGCCTACTCCACCTGCCATGCCATCAGGCGACTCGTAATAGTGTTCTGCGCCATGCTTTTTTGCCCATTCAAGAGCCTGTTGTTCGGCGTCCTGACATCGGTTCATGTAATTCTGAATTTCGCGGCCAACATCTGATGTTGCCGACACCTTGTAGAAATAATGCGGTTTCTTCATCTCTATATTTTTTAATTATTAATTATTCGTTGTTAATTGACGGCGCTCATCGCAGCGCAGCATAGATGACGGGCTCGCCACACTCGTCATCCTTCATCTTAAAGCCTCTCTCCGACAACTCCTGCAGATAGATAGCCAGCGGATCGCCCAGAGGACAAACTACGGCCTTAAAGTACGTGCGCAGCTGATAGTCGGTGAACACATCGCAGTCTTCGCGCCAATGGCTCAGCGGTTTGTATTTGTCGCAGAACGCCTGAATCTTAGCAGGAATAACAAAGTCCTGAAGCGTTACTTCCGGTTGCGTGGTGACTTCTATCATGTCTTGTTTCTTTCTGCCCATACCTTCTATCGTTTATTGTAAAGCCATGTACAAATTCCAACAGTAACTATCCAGAATAAAAAGAGTGTGATTAGATTAGAAGTCGATGTTGACTTTATATCATTCGTATTCTTCTCCTTCACCACATTCGTGCTGTCCTTCTTCGCCCAGTGGGTGCCAACGTTCAGCTTATTACTCAACACAAAACTGTCGATTGTGTGCTGCATCCGTGATATAGTCGCCTCAAGATGCTTTAAGTGTTGCTCGTACGAACTGCTGCGCTCATAGTCGCCCTTGCGGTGTATCGTGCGATCGGTGGTGGTGGTTTTGTTGCCTTGAGCGTCCGTGCTCTCAGTCACTCGTTCTTGAAAGGTCTCTTCTCCCCTACCCTTCTCGCTCATAGAGCCGGACGCATAACTCTCGTCCGTGGCGAAACGTACCGTGCTGTCCGTCTCTACCTCCGATTTTGTCATACTATCCGTGACAGCAACCACCGAGCTATCTCGTCGTTCTTCGTGGCTGCCGGTCATCGTCTTACGCGAAGCCGCACAGCCAAAAAGCGTGATTACGGACATAAGCCATAATGTAATGATTTTTATTTTTCCCATATATAAGTCTTGTTGATTACACCTACAAAGTTAGAAAAAGTAGCTAACATCAACAGGACATACTAAAAACACCGCCTACCCCATGGGAAGGGTAAGCGGTGTAAAACTATTTATTAATTTTATTATAATCCAAACAAACCTTTTTACGTTTGTCGCCTTTAAAACAATGACCAAGTAATTGGCTAAATTTATTTTTTAGTACATTATTATCCAGCAAATTCTCCATGTCTGCCACCTGTTTCTGAGTCGCAATAATCCGGACAGTCTTGCCGTCATATTTATCAAGCGTCATTTTTTTCAACAAGTCCGACATCTCACTACCCAGCCACTCGCCTGTTTCACCATCAAGCATGGTCAAAAGCTGCTGCCACTCCTTCTCGCCCGGTTTCGGCTTCACTTCCTCCGCCTCGACAAACGCAAACGTCTGCTGCTGGGCTTCATGCTTCACACTATGCTGTTTTATCCATTGCTCCATAATGTAAAACACGAAATCCTCCACCGTGCCATTCCATCTATGCGGTTGCTCTACCGCTTTCGGCACTCCATTATAGGCATACGCCTTAAAGTCGTTCCAAAGGTCTTCGGGAACGTCAGCAACAAACGCCTTGAGCCGTTCTTCGTCGAGCGTAGGATATAATGACATTAACTTGGCGCACAAACGTTTTTCTGACGAACCACGATGCAACTCCAATTCTCTCGCCAAGCCCAACGGTGTGCGCTTAATATGAAACTTGATTTTTTCAGGATTGCCTCGTTTGGCGCTACCCCTATAAATAGGTTCATAGCCTTTTTTGTCGGGGTCAATGCACGATAGCATTATCTCTATCTTGTTTTCCTCGCACAGTCGCTCCATGTCACCACGTGCCACGTCCAACACCTGTTTGCGGAACTGTGAGAACTTTTGATATTTCTCAGTAGTGACAACCTTTGCGGGTTGTTCACTTTTTTCCACATCGACCTTAAACATACCCAATGCTTCCTTCAGCTCACGATAATCTATAGCAGGGTGCATCTGCCCCCTGCTCGCATACTTCATCAACAGGAGATAAAGACGTGACGTGTAAGCCGAATTGCAGAAATAGGCGATACGTTCAAGATGATTGAAATATCCGTCTGCCATATCAAACACGGCTTTTGCCACCTCAATGTTTATTGTAACCTCGATATATCCGTCACGACGGAACTTGCGCACTTCCTGTCCGTCCTCGTCTATCTTAGTTTCTCCGTCTCCCGAATAGTTGAAATCTTCTCCTTCTCGTGATGTGAAGTTCTTCGGGATAAATATCTTGCTGAATATAGGCATATAGTCCTCACCTTTTCTAAGTCCTGTCTCTGGATCAAAACGCGGTAAATGAAACTCTATCTTCTTCATTTGGTTTATCACCTTTATCGACTCGTCATAATGGCTGCTGTCTATACCGAAGTCAGCCAGGCGCAAACGTATCGGTCCCATCTTCAACAGGTCTTCTTTCGTTATACCTCCATTGGGTCGTTCCTTGCTTAAATAACGATGTTCGTTAAGAAACTTGGCAAAATGGTTTTGCAGTCGTCCGCTTACCAACAGCATAACGTCCTGTTGTATGAGAGAATAGCTTTTAGCGTATGATGTATAGTTGACAGGTGTGTTTATCCAGCGCAATTCGTTCAAGGCAAGTTGAAGTTTTCCTTCATTGTCTTCTTTTTTCGCTTTCTTTGCCATAACCTACGTTTTTATGTACTTAAACCTACGTTTTTATGTATCAAAACCTACGTTTTTGTTTACCAACTCCTACATATTTGTTTACTTCGTGTGCTCTAACTCGTTTATTTTCAACTCCTCCAATTTCCCTTAATATAATATAACATAAACTATTCTTTTATTCTTTCAAAACGAAAAATCTATAGTTTATAATTATATTAAGGTTTTTGAGCGTATTGATTATCAGTCAGTTACCTACAGTGAGGTAAACAAAAACGCAGGAGTTGGTAAACAAATCCGTAGGTATTGGTAAACAAATCCGTAGGTATTACAAACCAAAAACAGCACACTTTTGTAGTGACTTGGTAAACATTTTAGTAGGATTTTACCTCACACTCTACAAATCCTCGTTGTTTATATTATCGTTTTTTTGAAAATTGTCTACATCAGTATACATAAGCCATATTGAACATCCGTACCCCGAATCGGACACGTTCAATGTTTGAAGAATAACGCCAATTCTTTTTGTTTCAGTTTTATCAGGAATATCAAAAGCTACTCCGTTTGCGTCACCGTCTGAATCTCTATTTGCTCTGTATTTTGCGTTGGGATATTTCTGCTGCAACTGCTCAGTTAAGTTTGCAAAGGGAGTATGAGCAGACTCGACAGTAGAGTATTGCAATTCGACAGCAGCACCGTACACTATTTTACTTTTACTATTATAGTACACCGCAATCATTGCATTCTCACCTACAAACGTACCGTTAAAGACTCTGATGCCTTGCCCTGCAGCTTTTGACTTTGCTGCGTCATAAGTCACACCTTTAGCCTTAAGTTTCAAGGCAAAATTGTCTATTGTTCCGTCCAAGGGTATTCCCATGAACTTCATGTGCTGCTGTGCGCTTGCTGCCATACACAGGCAGAGCGCAAACAAAACTGATATAATCTTCTTCATAAGAAATTAGTCTATTACATTTTGTTTCTGTCCAGGAACTCAATCACAGCCTGTAGCGCCAAATCCTTGATAGGCACGCCAGTGCGCATTTTCATCAAGGCGATACGCTCGTAATACTCCATCGGCACGTATACGGTGATGCCATTCTCGGTCTTCTTGCCCTTCGGCTTACGCATGTTCACAGCAATATCGTTGCTGAATGATGTGGTTGCCGGTTGATCTGCTACAGGGGTTGTAGTTGTCGATGTCTCAGTCTCAGACGTTGTTGTAGAAACAGTCGGCTTTTCAGTCGCCGGAACTTCTGCGGACGAAGCAGTGGCAGCACTTACTGCCGCTTCTCCACTCCCCTTGTTTTCCCTGTTCTCCTTACGCTGCTTACTGCCGGATTCCAATATGCGCTCGTTCTCCTCGATAGCGTCAGACTCCTCAAGACTGAAGCGTCTCGTCTTCTTCGTCATTTCTCTTGCCATACCCTATAATATTAAAAAGTGAAACTGTTGATTATCTCCTTGGTAAAACGCTCATAGTCCTGCCCTACCCTGCAATACGGTGCATAAGCAAAGATGTCTTCTCGCATAGCCTGCGCTTCGACCATCTTCGTGTCGCGGCGCGTATAAGCGTCAAACATATAGTCCTGATACTTTTCGCCAAGGTATTCCTTGAACTCCTTTGTGGCGTTGGTCTGGTCGTTGCTCATTACCATCAGCAAGCCACGAATGTCAAGGTCGGGATTAAGATCCTCACGTGTTTCCTTGATGGCGTTGATGATTTCGGCAATACCTTTTGTTGCCAACACTTCGAGTTGAACGGGCAGCACTACACTCGTAGCAGCTGTGAGAGCATTATATGTAAGCAGCGACATAGCCGGAGGACAATCTATAAGCACGTAGTCGAAAGCATCCGTGACGGTGTTCACGCCTTCGTCTGCCAGCTCGGTGCCTGCCAACTCGTTCAGTGGCTTGGCGAGCAATTTACAAAGAGCTTTGCGAGGCAAAGCACGCTGATTAAGGAACGGTTCAATGGATATGAGCTGCGCAGCAGCTGGCGCGAGGTAAATACCCTCACGTACCTGATAAATGGGCAAATTGCTTTGCTGTACCAACGCGTCATAAACGGTAGGCTTACCTACGTTCTGAGTCTCACTCCACCCAAAGAGAAATGAGGCACACGCCTGCGGGTCAAGGTCGATAATGAGCACACGCGGCAAGCGTTTGCGTCCATCGGCACCCACTCCGAATTTTCCTTTACCAAAACGGCGCAAGCCAGTCGCTAAACTCTGCACCGTTGTTGTTTTTCCTACGCCGCCTTTGTGATTTACAAAGGCAAGCACTTCTCTAAGTCTTTCCATCTTCTATAAAGTATATTTTAAAATTGATGATACTATTCAAATATACAGAACACGTATAATCTGTAATACGTTGCAAATTTAAGAATTATAATTGAAACAAACAAATATCCATGCACATTTATTTGTTTGTTTATTGATTTGTTTGTTGATTTCTTTCTTGATGTATGTATTTATATATATATTGATTTATTTGTTTATTGCTTTATGTCTTGATTGATTTATGTATGCGTTTATGAATTTATGCGTTTGTGTATTTATGTGTGGATGTGTTTGTGTGTTTACGAGAAACCATAAATGTGGATTTGTGGTTTTATGTGTTTGTGGTTTTATGTGTTTGTGGTTTTATGTTTTTGTGTAATTGTGTAAAACCACTCTCTTCGTTATCAGTCCCATTCGTCATTTACAATTATGTCCACACGCCAGTCATCAGAAGAAACGGATGAGCCCGACCTTTCTTTGACATCGGATTCAACCGATTCAACGGATTTTAGTTTCCGTCGAACGAAAACAATGAAACAGACTGTCATCTGTTCAATCCATTTCATCAGATGATGATGATAAAACAGTTCATACGCCGTTTAGTGTTCTTCCGCAATCAAATCATCAAGATACTCGTCTGCATCCGACCATAACTCATAAGTATTAGTATTTGAACGAGGAGACTTCTGATATTCTTCATCAGAGATATATCCCTGCTGCTTCAAAATTTCAATACGCTGTTGAGCTTCTTGCTCAGTGAAAAACTCATTGTCTGTCACGTCGTTCTTCTCACGGTCGTTCACAATATAATGACCGCATCCATAAAAAGTAGTATAGATAACGGAATGTGCTCCATATTGTTTTGTTTCTTCGTATGTCATAATATCTAATATTTAAAGTTGTGGTTTTTATTGTCATCAAATGAAACAAATGAGAAAAGCTGTCATCTGTTCAATCTGTTTTATCAGATGACGATAAATCAGCTCTTCTCATTCGTTTCATTCGATATTTTATTCCTTCGTTAATCCACCGATCATCGGCATAAAGAACACCGCAGCACCCGCAAACGCCAACATCACCATTCCCGTTGACACAGCCATCAGCACTGCCAGTACACTCGCCAATACCGTCTTCACGCTTAGGTTCTTGTATTCCCTTGCCGTGTTGTCTTCACGTTCTTCTCGCAGCGTCGGCTCACCTACCTGCGGATAGTTACGCTTGCGCTTCGGCTTCGGCTGGGGTGTAGGTTCCGACTCTACTTCCGGCTCCTGACTCTGATTAATATCCTGCTCTATAACGTGAGGCTCCGGATGAAGAACAAATCCCGATTCGTCTATAACAAGAGGTTCCTCGTCAATAGCAATAGATTCTTCTTCAATGATAGGCTTTTCCTCAATGATAAGGTTCTCATCAATAGCCGGTTCGTCTTCAATCTTTCTATCCACGCACACGATAACATCGCCGTGCAAGCTGACCTCTATCTTGCGACCTGCCACAAGGTCTTTCTGGAGGAACGTGCGCTCGCTTCCGCAGTTGGCATGAGCGAAACGGTGTCCGTTCATCTCCACCTCGTCAAAGTCAGCTACGTATGTTATCTTGCCGGTCTTTTCGCCTATAGTGGTATGATGGCCGCGATATGTGGTGACAGCCTTAAATACCGGACGGAACTTAAACGCGCAGTTATACTTGGCGTCGTGGTCGGTCTGTCCTATGCGATCGTAATAGTCGTAGTTGTCGAACTTGAATACAAGTCCGTCGGTAGGGTAGGGCAGGGCGTCACGTTTCACTTCGGCAGTACACACGATGTTCTCGATGTCCTGCTCCAGCTCGGCATCCGGCTTTTCAAGTTTAAGAGCTGACACAAACCCCGAAGTCTTAAAGCCGTTACGTTCCAAGGCTTGCATCGCCGACATGTGTCTTGTCACGCCGTCCATAATAAGACGGAAAGGATGAAACTCCAGATGGATGCACTCCGACGGCACAGCCTCTTTCTTCGACATAATGCCATTGCTTGTAGATCTTGGCGACTTACCTGCCTTGCTATAACGAGCGAACTCTTCAAGCGAGATAATCACCTCGCCTCTCAGCTCCACACGGTCCTCATCCTTCCATTGCTCCACATATCCCTCAACGCCATTCACATACTTCATGTGATCCAGGCAGTCGATACCGAACAGCTCTTTGCCATGTCCGTAAGTGGCCTCCGAGAGTCTCCCGCGACGATAAACAAGGCTCACCGTCTCGCCATCGAATTTCCACTCTACATCCACCTCCGTGCCCTTGCCGTTGATGTTGGCAGCTTTCTGTTGTGCTCTCAGGTATTTCACCACCGATTTGGCATCATGCAGCTTCTTCATCGACAGACAAGCCGTACGACGTGCCACGGTACGCTTGCCGTTGCCATTCTCACTGTAACACTGCTGAGTAGGTGAGTCGGGCAATATCTCGTCCGCGTGCTGCTCTTCGTACTCCTGCAAAGCAAAGTACATAGCATCATATTCCTCGTCGCTGATGGTCGGACAGTTCAGCCCGAAATATCTATAGTCGTGCATCTTCACTACGTCTACCAACGCACGATAATCGTCAAAATTCTTAATCTTAGTCATATTCTATAAAGTATTTAAAATGTTTTTCGTGTGTTGTTACTCCTCGTCCGGGGTAGGGTCTTCGTTATCGTGCCAGAAGTGAGAGTAATGCACCATGTCGATTGCAGTAATAAGATTGTCGCCAGGGTAAAGCTCTTGATCGAGTTCCATGTATAGACACATTTTCCGTCCCGATTTGAAATTGACTTGTACACACTCGTTCTCATCTTCATCATCTTTGCTTGACCATGACTCGTAGCTCTCGACCTCTCGCGCGTCAAACGTCACGTTCTTTCTGTCGTTGTTGCCTTCAAGGTCGAACATCTCTGCATTAATAAACGGATAAACTTTCTTTGTTGCCATAATATTTCGTTTTTATTGTTGTTATTACTTCTGTTCAGGCGCCACCGACATAATAGCGTGAATGGTGTCCGTGAGGTATTTTCCCCCACCGTGCGCCATTATCCACTCGTGCACATCGTCTGTCACAACATATTGTCGTCTCTTGCCACCGATGGCAGGTCTGCCTGCCTTCGGTGTTCCACTCTTTATAATTTCCATAGTTTCGTCGTTTTAATTCTCTTCTATAATATCGTCATCGTCTTCAGCAAGTTCCGAACGCTTCAACTCCTCCGGCAACCATGCCGGCCACCAAGTCACGTCCAACGCCCATTGCATCATGTCGCCCTGGTCAGTCTTATAGTTCCAGAACACGTGCAGCATCTTGAATACTTCCCATGCCTCGCTATCCGTCAGCTCCGACAACACGCCCTTCAGGTTTTCCTCCTCGGCTGCTGTCAGATCCACGTTTTTCTCGAACTCTGCCCAGTCGCACACCTCGGCAAACAACATGCACGCAGCGTGCTCCGCATCCATATCCGACAACATCAAACTGTTGGTAGCTGCTGCCATAGCTAACCAATATTTTTCGTTAGATAGTTTCCATATTGCCGAGCGACGAGCCTTCCAGTCGCTAAGAGCTACCTCCACATGGTTCTCTGCCACCCAGTCGCCTATCTCGCGCATGATACGTGCCATTCTCGGAGCATCACCATAAGTGAACTCGGTTAGCAGCTTCACCTCTTGGCTCTCATTAAACAAACCTTCACGGAACTCAATCACGATGCCGTTCTCGTTGTCCGTCACCGTCCACATCAGGTCCTTGCCCGATGTCAACTCAAATCTTTCTTTTGCCATAATCTTTTAGTTTTTTTTATTAATATTATTGCTCGTGCTTGTATAGTTGACAATACACGCCATTTCTCACTCGCTTGATGTAAAAGACCGCTTCGCCCTTTACAGGCTCGTAGTCCGACTTTACAAACATGATGTTCTCGCCATCCGTGGCAACATACTTCTCCATTCCGAACACATTCTTCGGAGTGCTGTCCTCGTAATAGCTTTTGGCTACCGAGGACAGCTGGAGAGGAGAAAAATTTTCTTTTTTCATAAATATTGTGAATTTATTTTCTATTCATAACGTAGTTGATTACGCGGTCAGTATAATACGACAAGCCGAACATCCTGCCATACTTGCGAAGGTCAGCAAGCGAGATCTCGTTCACTTCGTGACCTACTTCCTTCTCCACAAGGTTCTTAAAGTTCTGGGTACCTGGGCGACAGTTGCCGGCGTTCAGTGAGTCGTCGAAGGTAAACATGTACTTCGCCAGTCCTTCCATGCGCTGCTTTTTCTCGGCTGCCTTCTGTGCACGCTTTGCACGGGCGTCAAGAAGGTCAAGAGCCTGCTGCTTACGCTTCTCAGCATTGATGCACTTCGCCTCCTTGAGTGTCTTCGCCTCGATATGCTCACCTCTTACGAGATAGCCTTTCTTTGTCACGATGTCGGCAATAGCGCGTCCCTGCTCAATCCATTCACATGCCATACCGTCGCGCTTGAACTCGCCACGGTAGAAGGTGATAAGACCACCTACAAGACGTATGCTGTAGCCCTTCTTGACAGTCAGGTGAAAACCGCGCTTAATCATCGTGAACTGGCAGCGGCGACTATATCCGTTGTAATCATTCTCTTCTTCGCAAGTGAGCGAATTTTCATTACCTACCGAACAAGTGCGATACATGACGTGTGTGCCCGTGTTGACGGTTCGCTCGATGAAGGTCTCGAAGTCGTAGCCGACGTGCTCGCCATTCTCATAGAAGATATGACTATCCACATAGTCCATATCACGTACACGCTTTTTCTCGGCTGCTTTCTCAGCTCTCTCTGCCGCTGCCTTGTCCTTAGCCTCCTGCTCCAGGCGTGCCAAATATTCATCGCCGTTGGCAAGACCCTCGTTGCTCAGGAACTTGGCAAACGCCTTCTCAGCAAAAACGAGTGTGCGGCGTACAGCTTTATCACGCTTCTTATCATCCTCCTCACAAGCTTCAAGAGTAAGCATACCTTCAAGCAGCTCCACCTCATTCTTGCCCTTCAGATAGTCAGAACGGCGCAGCCATGTGGCACAAGCCTCCGACACGCTCGCCAACACCTGAGCATTGATGCTGCAACGCTTCGTGTCGTTCTTACGCTTGTAAGCCTTCTCCACATCCTTAGCAAAGGTAGGAGCAATAATATAGAATCTGTTAGAATCGAAGTCCACAGCCGACTCCTCATTAACGTAATGAGTACCCCAACCGCCTACATTATAGTCGGTGTAAACGTCCATCTTGTAGTTGTCAGCAAGCGGGAGAGAAAGGAAAGAAGAGGCGTCACAGCAGTTGTATTTCTCCTTGTAACCGAAGCGTACAACCGATACCTCGCGACCGCGACGCTCGTCTGCTTTCTCCCAACGAAAAGATCCGAGGAATACAGTAGCGTTCGCCTTCACATTGTTCTTAAACTCCTTGAATGTAATAGTCATATCGTATGCTCATACCCTTGAGACTTTATTAGGCTATCTGGTGCAGCCGATTAATAAATAATGTTTGTTTCTTTATCTGTTGCATAGGTAGCAATAATATTTATAACTACCAAATAAATGACGCATTAATATATAATTTATGCGTATTTCATTATTTTCAGTCGCCCATCCAGGAGCTCGGACCTGGCGCCATGCCGGCATGGTGGGCGTTGTGGCTGCCGCTATCCTCGCGGACCGCAGCAGCAGGAAACAAAATACTTTATTGATTATGATTAATGCCAATTAATAATTACTAATTAAAAATTAATAATTACTTGACGTTTCCGCCGGCG